ATATATACAGAGTTCTGTATAGCAGAGTAAGAATTACCACCATATGCATTTACACTTTGCTTCATGTTACACAAAGCAACTGAATTAACATATCTGTAACTAGAAGTACTTACTGCTAATGGTATGTTAGCAATCATGTTGTCACTCTTAAATATAGAACATATTCCATGAGGACCATATTTTCTAACATTATTTGCGTCAGTCTTATCTACTTCACTGTCTCCTGCAGTTCTAATATTATCCCACACCCAGTTATAATATACTTTATCACCAATAGTAATTGCTTCAGCATTATACCAAGGTTGATCACCATTTGTTAACCAAGGACTACTGGGTCCTGCATATTTTGCACTTTCTATTGCAGCAGATTGAACACCATTTTCAACATATAAACCATAGTATTTAGCAAGCAATGCTGAATAAAAATCATCATTGTTTATTACTATTGCTCCACTAGACACATAACCATTACTAGATTGACCTCCTAATGATTTAGTTGGTTTTATTGTGGAACCGTCATACTTTATAGATCTAGCATTTGCTAATACTTTTAGAGAACCATCTGTAATACCCCAATCACCATCCGCAGTAATAGGAGACGTCATAACCCCTACCTTTTCAACTGTTTGAAACTTATCAATTAACGCATCTGCATTTTCTCTGTTAATCGCTATCTCTGGAGACACGAACATGAAATAATTATTAGATTGCGTATCTGACAAGTTAAAGGTATATTGGAAATCTCCATCGTTATGAGTCTTTGCATAGTAACCATGCTTATTTGAATAAGCTAGATATGGGAATGGTGTTAAGATGTTAGAATCTCTGTCATAATTTGTAATACAACTTACTACACCTTGAGCTAATATAGTTCTATCAGACAATGTTCTTTCACATCTAACTATCTCGTATCTTACTACATCTGATGGTAGATTATTTACTTCAAATTCAATACCAAGTGGTTTAGTAACAACTGATAAATTAGACCCATAATCACTAGCTTCATTGGAAGTAAAAAACTTATAACCAGAATCTTTATTAGATGGCATTCTTATATCACCTATCCAATGTACCGGTGATGCCAAACCTTGCTTATTATACAATACTATACCAAATCTATAAATCTCATCCCTCATATATCCTTTTACTTTGGACTCTATTTCGGCATTAGAATAGTTTGGTATTTTGTTACCAGATGATAAACTTATTGTATTTGATTTATCATTACCTTCATAGTTAATACCTAAACTAGTAAGTGATCTTGAAGAAGCATTGAATGTAAATTCTTCATTTATCATTCCTCTAGATGTAGTAGATGCATCTTCTAGTAAATCTGTAGTAATAAATCTATATGATACATTCCTGCCTTTACCACCCTGTATGTATCCTCCTGTTGGAGAAGTAGTATACTTGTATGCACTACCATCTACATTAAATGGGCATATACAATCATGATCTTTAGGTATATTTGTAGTAGTTAATGCTGATAGAGCAAAGTTTAACGAAGAACCAGAGTTAGATAGCAATAATACATTACCAGAAGAATTAGCTCTAAATGCTCTAGCATCATATTCTACATCCCATGTTTTCTCAGTAAGATTAGCAGCGAATAATCTATTGTCTTTAGATTCTATTACTTCAGGTACAAATGTGTAATTAGCTAATGAATTAAATTCATCAATACTTAATTCTGATACTAAACTACCACCTTTATCTTCATAGTTTATTACAGAACCAGTTCCAATAACTATATCATCTACTATAGATATTACAGGTACTTCATTCTTTGCCTTGTAGAATAAAGAGATTATTCTAAGTCTATCAAATCCAGTACTATTGTTTCTTACTTGCAACTTTATAGACTTACCAGTATTCTGTCCTTTAGAACTTCCTTTTACAGCATTATAATTTGTTTTCTGATCTCCATCACTTAAATGATAAAGAGGAGTAAGTGGGGATATTGCAGATTCTGTACCTCTCACTTTAAACAATTGATAGCAATACTGTATCATCCCAGATTCTAAACTACCTGTCCCAAATCCATTAAATTCAAATGGAGGTAATGTAGCCTTTGGTAGCATTACTATAGTATCCGAAGTAATAGATGAATTACTAGATATGTGATCATCATCCACATTGATTACTTTAATTTGTGAATGACCATCTGCCCAATATACTTTTACATTATTACTTGCTTCCCATCTACATACACTACTAATTGCAGCAACATTATTAGACGAAACTGTTATATCTAAAGGTCTATTGGTTACTACTTTCGTTACAATTGGTTCTTCTTGTGATCTAGAAAAATCAATTCTATATACATTATTGTTATTTGTACCATTAATCTTAGTAAAGACAATCGCCCAATCTCTTACTGTGGTAACATGTATGATAGTTTCACCAGACAAATTTGAAGAAGGTCTACACGCTAAAAATCCTTCTATATTTTGCATTGCTGCAAAAGAAGATCCTTCATTCGTTAGTATACGAATGTTCTCTGCATATATATACTGGTTATCTTTCAATACGGAATAATCTACGTCCATACTAAGACCCCCAGAAAATGTATTTGTTTGTCTAGTAGCGTTCATTTGCGTTATAAATTATTTGTCTTTCCCCAGTATGTGAATAAAAAGTATTGTGATCTCTAAATTCTGGAACGATTTTATTCCAATTATTTTTAATAGACTCCATACCATCTTCATTTGGCATCAATGCCTCAGCATATGCTTGGTTTCTATAAAAATTCCAAGATCTTCTAATATCGTAGTACACTTCTCGATTTAACTTACCATTCAAATACTCAGGATACTTCAGTTTCATTGTAACATACCAGTATATAGCTTCAGTATAGGAAGTTAAATCTGGTATTAAAGTATATCCATCTTCATCAGTAGGTATTGCACTATAGGATAGTTTTAAGTAACCTGATGGAACATTACACATTATAAATCCAGGTTTAATACTATATTGTAGCCCTCCACTAGGATTTGCAGTATTAAATCCATCATTGTATGTTCGTTCATTTATAAGATTTGAAATGATTGTACGTAAATTCTGATTAGTGTTTAACAATTCTAAAGCCTCTGTTTTATCAATGTTACCAATCATATCTACTACTAAATTTACCATTGTATCTTCTTGTACAATCATATTTGGATCGCAATGTTCACAACAATTGTTGTGTCTACATTCCTTTTTGTGTCCAAGTTCATCATAACAGTCACAGTTGCAACAGCATTTGCCATGTCCCCAAACAGCAAATGAACCTGTAGCTTTCCTCATAGGAAACCAAGGTCCATCACAATTAAAAGAGTATGCAACTTGATGCAATTGATGAAGATCACATGGTAATGATGCTTGATACCCACACAATTTAGTAATTGGAGTACCATCTTGACCAGATACTTTTGGAATAAATTGTGTAACAGCACCAATCTTTTCAATTGCTTCTCCACACCAAGATCTGATGTCACTTATTCTCATGTCATCTTCTTTCAAATCTAGATCAGCAATTATCTTAGCAATTACCGTTTTAATTGAAGTTAATTTTGTAATCATAATTCTCTATAATCTCTAATATGATTTTTGATAATCTGAGCAAGATGCCTTTTATTATCCCTCGTCATTACTAATTGATATTTAGTTTTATTTGGGGTTATCATATTTTGTTTATTCCAATATACTCTATATTTATAGAAATTGGAATGTTCATTTAAATGATAAATAATTTTACCAGCTTTCTTACTCTCAGCATAATCAATTCGAAGACTCTTCCCAGTATATTCTTTAGGTTTATGTTTTACTATTTGAATGGTTCCCATTCTACAAGGTAACTTAACCTCTTTTCCGTTTTCTATTAACTCATCTCTAAGATATTTAAAGTAATCGTTTATTATGTCTCTAAATACTCTATATTCAACTTGATATAGTGGATTATCTTCCACATACTCAGAGTATGAATCATAAAAATTGTGTCCTGTATAAGCTTTCGTCTCCATTATTGAACTTTTACATCATTTGTACTATTGTTAGTAGTATCATTTGGCATTTGCAGCATCAAGTTTAATTCCTTACTAAAGATCATGTCTTTAATCGTAGGTATCATATTTGCAGGAACAGGATATGGTGTATCATCCCTATCAAAACATTCACCAATTGACGTTGGATCTTCTAGAATCCCATCTATTTTTACATACTCTAGATGTTCTGGTCCCACTATGTACAAATGATTTCCTTTAAGATATGCAATATAATCATTGCATGTATATTTTCTATTAATTTGATACTTTGCTTTGGTTTCAGTTCCAACTTGAATCAAATTACCATCTAAGTCTTTTACACAAATTAACCCAGATCCAAAATGTAAATCTATAAACTTTGGTAATTCCTCGTCAGATTTATAATTGTATCCATCCGTAGGGCAATTTCGTACTTTAGAAATATGCAATGGTCCTATTGTTTGAACATACGATTCATTTATGTCTCTACCTTTATCCAAATCTTGTTTGATTAGATAGGCTCTGTATTGATGAATCCATTGTTCTACCTGTATACGTGATAGATTCTCAGACTCGGAAATGTTATTATCCCTAAGTATGAGAAATATATCGTCTATGATTGAATTTAATGAATTAAATGTCATATTCTTCTTCATTTGAGCTCCATTCTTCTGAAGCTAGTAAGTTACTAAATTCTAAGGACGGGGATGTATATACAGGAAATGGATACGTAGATTCGGTTATTTCTTCTCCATCTATCTCTAATGTTGCAGTGGGCGGAAACAGTACGTCATAGTGCTCTATGTGCATTATGACTTCGGTTTCGTCCGTATTGAACCTTGGGGAACCAATACCCATTTGTTCTCTTACTTCTACCGGTATGGAGTCGTAAACTTCTTTTGGGATTACTATGTACTTCATGTTTACTTTGCTTTTAATGTTTGTAAATAATCATATGCTTTGATACAGTCGTCTTTGGATAGGATATGGTTGTAAATGGCTAAATTCTTTAAGGCGATTTTAGTAAAGTAGTTTCCATTACTACCAATCATTAAGTATTTATTACTACTTGCAATAGGTTGTTCTTCACTAACTAGCATTTCAGACCAATCATCAGAATATACACGTCCATCTGAACAAATAGCCTTTAAAGATTTAGTATTTAAAACTTGTCCTTTATTTGTGTTATTTATGTATATTATCAATCCATTATCTCTGTTAAACACAAATAAAGAAGGAGGTTTTATGATACCCGCAGACTCCATCCCGTCAGCCACCAGCTTCCACTCACCAACAATCGTAAATTCCTTATCCATTACAAAATCCGACGAAACAACATTATCATCCACCCCATCAGTAATCAGATAGCCCGCATATTCACCTTCTTGATTATACCCGCTACCTTCCGCAAACCCAAAATTGGTCAGCTTAAGATCATTACCATTGCCTGTAATATTGGTAATAGTAGCACGATCACTATCCTCATTGGTCTTGCCGGCCACTGTCCATGCTTGATCAAATGAAGAAGGATCAAAATCATCACCGCCTTCTGAAGTAGGGGTATAAAGACCATATTTACGTTGCGCTTGTTCTTCCATCAGCTTCTTATACTGTTCATACCAAGTTTCATATTCCAGTATAGGGCCCGCCACACTTATAAGTTTATCAGTGTCTTCTACATGAGTTGCATAATGTTTCTTCATACTTATAAGTTATTTATTGTTATTGTTACTTGTTCTTTATTATCCACCGCCTTCTGAAGTAGGGGTATAATCTTATTATAAGTTACAGTAGAATTAGATATCCAATCTTCTTTCTCACCATCCCAAGTACCCACAAGAATACATCCCTCTGTATCTTTAGAACTATTACCAGTATGAATTCTAATACCACTAAAGTTAGGTACATTAAGGATTTCTGGTAATATTTTCTTAAATCTTGGTGAATAAGTCAATTTAACTTCATAAGTACCTTCGGGTATTGCAGTTTTACCATAAACTTTTTCTCCTTCTGGTCTCACTCTATCTTCAAGAGTATCTGCTATGTGTTCTCTATCAGCATACAATTCTCCAATAGTTGCAGAGCTACCTAGAAAGATTCTATTTAATGTTAATTCCATTACGCAGCCGGTGTTTCTAATGCAGCAACTCTTTCTTCTAGAGATCCTACTCTAAGTGCTAAAGCTGAAATTAGCTCTCTTACTTCATCGTCATTATAATTAGATAGACCTGCAAGCTTAGATTTTTCAGCTGTTGTAAAATCTTCAGTAGATAATTGTTTGCCATTCACTTTGTCTACTTTGGATTCTTTAAGAGTCTCAACATCTTGTTTTAAAACACTAATGTCCTCAGTAGCTTTATTATTAACTAAAACCCATTTAGTACCATCAAAGTATTTCAAATCCCCACCATTTGGATTAGATGATAAATCTGCCCAATATTTAACAGAAGCAGGGTTAGGTTGAATTGTACTAGCTAGGATATCATATTTGTTATTGTATAATGTGCTCATATTATTTAAAATAAAAAAGGTTGACTAAATAGCCAACCTTTGTGTTTTTAGATTTCTTTTTTTATTTCTCCCTCTGGTTCTACCTTTTTATCTTCAGCAGAATTGGGTGGAGTATTTTTTATTACTTCCGGACGAACAGCAGATACATTTTGTAAAAGTTGTTTAAGCTCTTTCACTTCAGCTTTTAAGTCATCAAGTTCTTTGAAATCTTTTGTCACATTGGTTGTTATGTCCGAATTTACATTAAGTATTTTTAAGATGTCTTCACATCTCCTCATCTCCTCATCAATCTTACTCAGGCTCTCTTTCTTAATTCTACAATCGTCAAGAGACTGTCTAACCATGTTAACAATTTGTGATTTTTCTGTGGCTATAGTAAGACCGATGGATGAATCGGTCATCATTGTTTTATCTTCAGATACTGACAGTTTTCTTTGTTCACCATCACACGAAATCACTAGATCCACGAGCTTACGTCTATTTTGCATAGGCATCGGAAATTGTGTCGGTGGCACTGGTTCGTCATAGGGTTTTGATACACTGACTACCGTTCCTAAACTGTACGTTGTGTTCTTTTTAAAAGTACCTGTTATCTCGAGTACGTGTATTCTAGTACCCGACGTTAACTGAGAGAATGTCATATCTTTATAAATTTAAAGAATATGGGCAACTCTCATAGCTGCCCATATATCTTGATTAATATTTAGGCAGCTGGTGCAGGAGTATAATTCATCAACTGTATTACATTGTCACATTTATTAAAATATGCGATGTATCTGTTCCCAGCACTAACTTGTGAACCAGTAATTGGCTCACTTGAAGCATTTACTAAAGGTATATTGCGAGTGTTTGAAGCAGTACTTACAGAACCAGAAACCGAGATAAATACAGGTAGACTAGCTCCTGAAGCTTCTGCTGTGTGTCTAACTTCCAAAACAATTACACCTTCTTTGGGTAATCTACACCATACTTTAGGGCAGATACCTAATACTACATTTTCAGTGGATTCACCTATTGCTATAGTTTTTACTTTAGGTATTACTAGATCTAAAATATTTACGGTGTTATTTCTACCAAATGGATTAAATACGAAAGGATACATAATCGCCTCCTTTCTTATTAAGCGCAACAGCTATCGCCGTATCCATAAGGATAACCATAACCGTATCCATTCAACCCACCATTGCATCCATAAGGATTACATGTTAAGTAAGCAGGAACCGGACAAGGTCTAATTTGACTAACGATATTAGAAGTCTGTTGTTGTAGCAATGCAGAAGATTGCAATGCATTCTTTTCGTCACGTAATGTGTCGATCTTATTCTGCATTTCTCTCATCTCTAATTGACAGAACTTGTCATTTATCATTTGAGTCTGAGCATCTATCTTAGCACCAAGAATGTTGAATCTTGTAGCATTTTCACTAGACAAGGTATTGAAACCTGAAGTAATAGCGTTCTGCAAAGTATTAGTTTGCTGACAGATAGACAATCTGTTATCAGCATTCATCTGAGTCAGATTCAAATTAACTGAATCAATTGAACGTTGAGTTGTGCAGCAACAGTCACTAATAGCTTTGATAACATTGCAGTCACCTGCGTTAACTGCATTAATTACTCTTTCTGCAGAGAAACCTACTTCACCGCCAACTTTACCAATTGCATTCTGGATAGAACACAAAGCGTTGTCAATTGACTTAACGTCGCAGTTCAGATTAGTAGATAATGTATTGATTGCATCTTTATTACCATTGATTGCTTGCATCAATAAGTCTGTATTGTTGTTTTGATTACCCATAGCAGCTAAACGAGCGAAATCCGAATTTGTTTCTGCTTGGTTTCCACGACCGAAGCCGTTTCCACCCCATCCGCCCCACATCCAGAAGAGCACGATGATGAAGATCCACCACCAACCACCGTTACCACCGAACATGCCATTACCATTGTTCATCATGGCCATTAAAGCAGCGGGGTCAAAACCTTTATTAGCATTCTGCATTAACGCAGCGATACCAGCATCAATACCACCACGGTCTTGTACAATAATTCTTTCGTTTTCTAACATAATGATTTATAATTTAATTGATTTATATATAATTTGATAATTAGAAATATCTAACAGATGTGTTACGTCTATCTCTGGATTCTTTATCACGGTCACGCATTTCTTTTTCACGATCTTCACGATCATAATCTAACTCATAATATCTATTACGACCAGGTCTTTCATACTCGTCATAATATTTAGAGTAAGGATATCGGTAATCGTTTTCTTTATTTGCGTATTCCATTCTACCAGAACGTCTTGCATAACGACCATATTCTTCTTCACGATCTCTGTGCATACGTTCGTATGCTTTATAATCGTTTTCTTCGTCGTCACACATAATGTACACATAGTAGTGCCACATCTTGCCTTCTGAAATGTCTTTGTCACAAAGCCAAGCTTTAGCTAATTCTGCGAAATATTTGGTATTTGCGCTACCAGTCATTGCTACTACTGCTTTATAAAAGTCTGAATATATCATATTCATAGCAACAAACCAGTCCCACTTATTATGTTTCTCTGATTTTAAGTTTATGCCCATTTGATTGGCAACGGACGTTGTCTCTTCAACCGTCCAGTGAGGACCTTTTGTACCATCCTCATTTTCCATACCCTCTACAGCATAGCGAGCATGTTCCTCATCAAAATGAGGGCCATTTATAGCTTCATACATATTTGCAGCCAATTCTGACTTTAAAATAGTGAAGCCTTTCTCCAACAGGCTACCTTCATGCTTCTCTAAAGCTGTTGCCAACTTATCTATAGCTTCTGTAGGGGATTGATGGCGTTTAATTTGTTCTAATAATTTGTTCAAATGCATAGTTTCAATTTATTTATTGATTAACACTAAATTGAAATGTATTGCAATTATTCTGATATATGTATTACTCTAGTATCTAATACTTGAATTAAATCATTAGAGTTTATAATTTGATATTTACTGATTTTATCTTTTTTAAAATCGAAGTGAATTAATCTTTGAAACCAATTCTTATAACGTCTTCTATAGACTTTATCTTCGTATACAAATAAATCTTGATGATTTAGTATTTCCATAGTATGTGTGAACACGCTATCTTTTCTAGCCACCGTGATGGTTGTCAATTGATTTGGTTTTAGCTCTACACAGAAATCCTTTTCTTTTGAAGGGATTATTCTTACTGTGGTATCTCTAATCACGGTCTCAGTGGATGCTACTTGACGTAGTTGCTTATCTTTGATCTTTAGCTTCTTTTGTTGATCCCTGGCGACCTTTATTAGACTATCGTTAGAATTTTTAAAATCATTTACTGTCAATTCCAATAACCTTGCTTCATTTCTATTTTGATTTGCAATATTTTCCCATACTTGAGCATTATTCATTGCAATCCCTACTTGTTTATCTAAGTCATTTACTTTCTTAGCAAGTCTGACATTATTAAACAATAGTAAACTAAAAATAACAGCAATAGCTATCTTTACTTTGGAAAATATCATTTTATCTTTTTTACAAGTTTCTTTATCTTTGGTAAATCATCTTTTTCTATTGTAATATCCAAATACTTTTCTCCTTTGCTACGTATGAACTTACTGAAGATCTTCCATGGTCCAGTAGGATCAATTGCTTGGAGATTTTCGATCATTGACCACAACTCAACTCCACAAACAATTCCTGAAAATCCTTCTACTAAATGCATGTCAATTGACTTTACTATTTCTGTGTCCATAAGATGACAACAAGAAATTATCATTGCACAGTTTCCGAATTTCTTTAAAGTAGACCACAATCTTCTAGATTCAAATTTACCACCATGAGTAATTGATACTTTGGTGCCAAGAATTGCATCTATAAGTATAAATACACACACTACAACTATTACTGTCCATATTGGAGCAAAGAATGTAGATAACCAACCCATTGCACCAGATAGTAAACAGGCAACAAATTTAATCGGTCCGTCATTAACTAATTCTTTAAAGTAATTCACTGTAGCTACACTTTGAGCCGTTAATATAATATTATTTAGTCTTTGTAACATTACAATAATTTGAAAGAGGATGATTGAAAAACAAAACGCTAACCAATACAAGATTAGCTAGCGTTCTGATATCTTTTGACAGTTTATTTAGTAAACGTCAATAAGGTTTAAAAGTTCTTTATTTACAAATTGACACTACCCTAAGTAATAGCGGTTATTTGTTCACTATTTGATCATCTTGCATTTGTTCATAAGCAATGAAATCTGAATCTACTTGTTCCTTCAATTCTTTTCTCTTTTGTAAGAAATCTTTGTAAATATCTATATAACTTTCATCTAATATCCCTAGTAATGCAGCATTATAGTCATTCAATTTCTTTGCTTCAACATCTGTACCCCATAATTCATTAATACATGTTTCTAATATCTTATTAGCCGTTAATGTGGGCCATACAGTTACTTCATAATAGGAATAACCAATATACTCATCTCTTTGTTCTTCTTGTATATCCCATCTATATAGATAATATCCACCATTATCTTTTTCTATTGTACTGGGTATTTTATCACTATATGTTCTATTCATATTATTCTGTAGTTATTTCAGTTGATTTATATTTTGGGAAAAAGCAAAGACGTGTTCCTATATCTCTAGCAGAATTGGATGTGTAACCACCATAAATACTTGCAAGATCATTACCTAAAGCGCCATTAGCAGAAGATCCGGCTAATACTACAAATATTCCGTCAATTGTTATAGTAGTACGATAATAATCACACCAATAAGTGGAAGAACTACCATCTACTTCTGTAGGTATGATATCACCATTTTCTCCAAGCAACATCTTCTTAGCATAACCGCTTGTACGGCAGATATTACCTTTCTTGTCATAGCCCGTGTAAGAGGTGTCGCTGAAATTCGACGGGTCATCGGTGGTCCATAGAATAGACAATCCAGCATCACCCGTGGTGACCTGTATATTAGCCCCGTCAGTGTATTTCCAGACATGACCGAACGGATTCTCTATGCCACGATACCTGTTAGCCATCAACGTGGCATGAGTACCGTCGGAAGCGTTCTTCACCACATATGCCTTCTCTCCAGAGCCGTTCCCGAACTCGTTGGTATAGCCGCATGGTATAAGGGGGTTTGCATTATTGAAATTTATCCAATCTGTCATTTGTGATGCACCCTCTCCAAGACCACCTTGTGAAAATCCATTAGCATCTTTTTGAGCGTTAAATGGTTTTTGACTATTTAATGTAGCATATTCTACTGCAAATAACCAGAATAAGGTTTTATGTGCTCCATAGGTGTACATCTCCCAGCCACTCCCACGTTTCCTAGCGGCTTGCCGGAATTGGTCTCGGGTGAGGTAGGTGACGGGACAACCTAGCAAGGAACGGTAGGTATCATCCCATTCAGCGGTGTTGTCACCACCTCTAAAATGAATTGAATTAGGATCACTTAATTTACTAGCTCCAGCCGCCGAACATAATAAATTATCGGTTCTATACATTCTGGCTTCATATGTTGAGATATAGAACTTATCTACATGTTTATACCCAGGTAATGGAATTTCGGACAACATCATCCTAAATTTAGTGCCATTAAAATACAATTTATACCAATGTTCAGGCATCTCTGTCATAACGGCATAATCCAAATAGCTTCCACCCCATGAAAGCTCATTATCCAAATATTCTTTAACTCCACCATCTCTATCCAAAAGGCACCTTCTCATCTTACTCTGCACCGGCAACTCCCTATGCAATTGCATATTACCTACTCTAACACCATCAGGACTAGATGATGCAGTATCCCACTCAACACCATATGCGTACCTTTCTTCTAGATCTGGTATATCTTCCCAAGCTGGAGACCACTCGGTCGAAATGTCACCATATTCAAGTTTAATCTTATGGATGGTGGAAGTTGATGTGCCAGTTTTAGGAGAACTAAATACAACCATATGTGTGTTATCAGCTACTGCATCTCCGATATTAGTAATCCATTTAAAAGTCTTACTGGCCTTCCCATTCACAAAGTCAGTCTTACTGAACTGAGCCATAGAACCGACGGCACCAGTAGAGTTATATATAGTGAACATTTCCTTATCATCACCCAATTCTCCAAAAATAGTCAATGTTACTTGTGTTCCTTTAGATATCGGTTCAGTTAGCCAATAATCAGCCATCTCATACTTGGAATTACTCACCTCCTTCCCCGATCCCAGCAACAGGTTCCTCCCGTACACGGGAAGCTTACGATACTTGCCATCATTCATTAAAGCTTTTGATCCGTCACCTGTAGTATGTATTATTACTTCCTTAACATTAGGATCAGTAGAATTATCTGTAACACTTGCCTGTATAGAAATTCCATCAGTTACCGGAATTAAATAATCATTATTGACCTGAGTTTCCACATCTAAATTCTGACGTATCGACATTTGTATAGAACAATGATTAACCCCCATAGTTTGTTGCGCATAAAACCAAAAAGAATTATCACCATTGGTGTTATATCCGCCAAAAAGACTTGATATATACGCAGGATTATCTCTAATTGGGAGTGTATTAACAAAACCGTTTGGAAGCTTCTCTAGTAATGTATTATAGTCTTCTTGAGATATAGATGGAGTATCGCCGTTTGCCACTTTCATGAAGATGTCAAATACCGTATAATCCGCTAAATCAGCTTTAGTAGCTAATTGATCATCTACATATTTTTTGTTAACATCTACGGTAGGTATGGTGGGTCTATTAGTAAGATCGTTGTAACTACCAGATGTAGCTACAGTAGATAATGTAGGTTTATTCAATATCAATGCATCTCCTTCTGTAGCATTCCAATCAGCATTAACATTTACTTCAGCACCAGCAGCAATACCATTCAGTTTTATTTTATCAGCTGGCAACATTAAACCAGCTAAAGCTGTAGTAGATGCAGGAAGATTTAATTTTATATTTTCTACTGCATTGGTTACTAAGTTTCTTTTATCCAGAGTAATAGAGATATCTGTTGCTGTAATATTCTTAGCAGCAGCTTCAATTACCTCATTGATGTTTGTAACTTTAGTTTTATCTGCAGTAACATAATCATTAGTACTTAAACTCTTACCTTCTACTTTATCAACTTTAGTATCAATAGCATTATATACCTCAGTAAAGTCAACTTCTGGTATATTTACTACAGACCATACACCATTTTGTCTAGCATACTGTGAACCATCTTTAGGTGCTTCTTCTACTAGTTCCCGACCATGATCACTACTTAAGTATGGTATTTTAACCCATTCCCCATTATATTTTACTTTAATTACCATAATTAAATATTAAATATTTGTTTGCCAATTGTTTTAGCTTCTGTTCTAAGTGTTTGAAAAGATTGCCATTCATCATATCTGGTAATAGGTTGACTGCCACTAAGCAATTGTTCAACCATATTAGATTTTAATGCTGCTTCCTCATCTGCACTATATCTAGTTCTGATAACTTTACTTACAAAAGAATCATAAGTTGGTTCTTCATTAAACTTTAATTCATAGTAAGCATAACCATGTATATCTTCAGAATTAACTTCTTCAATATCCCATCTAACAGCCCATTCATTCATTCCTAGGTATTCTATTACTTTAGGAATATTATCACCCTGTACTTTTTTTAATTCCATCATCACTTAATAATTTTTGTCTATAATCTTTAAAATTATAAGATCTCGTAAAGCGATACCATAAATTATGACAGCTTCCATATTTACACCATCCCCAATAAGCTGCTAGTGATGCTAGCCTCTTATTATTACTTTTATAACTTAATTTATGAATAAACTTCTTTTTGATATCTTTCCTGAGTAAAGTATGATCATGGTAAAATACATAACCAATAAAATCTATACCTCTTGCTTCTACAGGAAATATCTGCCAATTACGTTTTACTTTTAGTTTCAAGTTATCAGCTAGATATTTTTCAATCTCTTGTAAGCAATATCTTAAGTAATCTTTATCTGGGTGTAATATAACAATATCATCACAATACCTGTAATAATATTTTATTTTTAATACTTGTTTAATCCACCTATCGAACCAAGTCAAATTCAAATTTGCTGCAAATTGAGATATGTAATTTCCAATTGGTAAACCTTTTGGTGTAGAATAAACTACATGATGTAATAATCTTAATAGTTTCTTATCCTTAAATATCTTTTCAAATTGTGAGTATAACACATCTTGATCTATAGAAGGAAAGAACTTTTTAATATCTAATTTTAAACAATATTTTGTGCCTTCTTTATCAGCTTTTAAATCTCTTTTTAATCTCTTTACTCCATAATGAATACCTCTTCCTTTTAAACAGTTAAAGGTATCTGCAGTAAATCTACTAACAAGGTAAGGTTCTATAACATTCATTATAGCATGATGGACTATTCTGTCTGGATAATACGGTAGCCTATATATTTCTCTTTCTTTGTTACCACGATCGGCGATGATTGTATATACGCAGTATTCCGAAGTACGATAAGTATCTTCAATTAATGCCTTTTGTAACCGGACCAGATTTTCATATGGATTCCTGTCAAATTTCTTAACGCCGTATCTTTTAGTTTTACCTAATCTTGCCTTTTTGTCGGCCCGGACCAGATTTTCATATGATATTATCCTATTAAATAAATTGCCTATTCTTTTCATAAGCTATTTTGGTGGTAAGACCCGTTCGCACAATACTACTAAGGTCTCTTCAAAGCACCTGTTATCTTTTACCTAGAGGTAAGGCTGATCTAAGTTCAACAAACATTTATGTAAGTATCTGAAAGTATCTGTTAGTTCCAAAATTTCACTGATATTCGTCTATGAATTCGAGGATGCATTATTAGCATTAGCTATGAAGACTCTGCATTGAGAACCATTATCTGAATTACCTGACTGTTTTTTCAAGTATGAAATAATGTGACAGCAGTCTTACTATAAAGTCATCTCATAGTAATTCTTTTAGATCCCGCCCTTGTTATTAATATTTAATTATCTGTATTACTCAGGACTATGCCTGCATTTTCTTAAATGTATCTGAATCAACTACAACAATCTTACCATAAAAGGCTAATCTTGCACCGAAACCCGCCCACGAACTCGAGGAGGCATTACCAGCAAGAGCCACGAAGACCCCGCACCGAGAACCATCACCCGAAACACCCGACCGTAGGAAGATTCTATTTGCTGTTGGATTAAACCAGCTATAATCGGAATAGTAAGTAGTTTCAGATCCACCATGTGCTGTAGGAACTACATCACCATATTTGCCTTGAGCTATGGCTTTAGTCCATCCAGAATATGCTGCTGTTGCAGCTGGATTAGGTTCATATCCTACAACTCTGATATTAGTAGCACCTGCTGCTTCAAGCTCTGCTACATCCTTATCTGGGAATGAACCTCCGTCATATACAACGTATTTACCTTTTAAAATGTTTATTCCTTGTACAAACTCCCACTTACTGTAATAGCAGTCTTCAAGTCCTAAGAAGTTAGTTGAGTAGTATCCAGTATCATTATTTACAGCTGCTTTCCCATCTCTATTACCTAAAGCCTTTGTTCCACCAGTCCAACCGTAGTTATATCTCTTAGAACCTCCTGAACAAGGAATAGCACTATTGTTTGTACTAATATTAGTAGTCTTATAGTAAGCACAAAACATTCTAGCTATAGTAGCATGAGACCTATAATCACCAATACCATACATTGAACCATTTACCTTTGCTGCTGCAACGAACTGTGCCATAGTTTTAGATGCTGTTGATATAGAAGATCCAGTACTAGTCAACGCTCCTCCATTTTCATCTGAAATTATTCCTTCAAATGTACCTAATAATAATTCTGGTTCCTCAATGTAGTCATTATCAATTTGTTGTTCTGATATGTATGTTCTCCAAATACCTGGGCTTCTTTCTATAGTTTTGTGATAGTATTTAGGGAAATGTACCATTAAACTCTCCTTTCTAACGGTTTCGTAAGTAGCACCTGTACCATCAGGCCATTTATTACTATCTATTTCGTTTAAGTAACTAATCAATGCAGCATCATCTCCATATGGTTTAGCAATACATCTCTTGAACTTACTTCTTAATGATTCAATTACATTTCTATTACCACCTGTTGCACATGTTGTGGATGAAGCATTCTCATTGTTTTCATACCAGTATGCTAGAGTATCTTCTAGATTAGAAGTATCTACTAATGTTTTATAATACCAGGTTCCATTATAAGAACCAAATAATATGGAGCTTTTATTAATTAAGTTTACTTGACCTGAACAATATTTTGGTAATCCTGTTGCGTTATCTTTTCCATCATTAGCATAAAGATTCAAAACACACCACCCCGAGACAGCAGGAGTAATCTCTCCTTGTAGCAATACATGGGAAGTTTCATCCGTATAATTGTTTATTGCCCATTTACATAATGCAATCAAAAAATCCTCTGTCGGATAGCCAACTGTCTCATAATCTGATCTTAATAAACCCTGACTTATTAAATCAGTTATTTTTGGAAAATTAATATATAATGCAAGATCACCATTTTTATATCCGGCATGGTATCCATCTAACAAATCAGCATCTAACCCGCTACCTGAACCATCATTATCAGCATGCCATACTTTACTACCATTTACAGTTAAATTCTTTGCTTTTACTTTAAGTGTATTTAAATTAGTGGCATTCATACCGCTTATTGTCATGTTATGGGTGTCTGCACCTGAAACACCATACTGTAACCATAACCCACTGGTAGGATTGTCAACGATTCTCCATGCTGTATTTTTATTTGAACTTGACCCATATATAAAAGTTGAATCTTTTGTAGAATCCGTTGTACAATTTAATTTTAAATTATATCTATTACCAGATACATGTAGATCACCATCTGGAGCAGAAGTACCTATACCTACTTTACCATCAGATGTTATCCTCATTCTTTCAGTATGAGAAGTAGCAGTTCTAAATAAAATTATGTTTCCGTCTAAACACGAGAAGTAGCCATTAGAGCAAGCACCAAAACCCAGATAGAAGCCATTTTGATCATTTATTGACAGTGTACTAAGATTTTTCCCATTAGTATCTTTTATATATAAAGATCTATTATTGTTCATGTAAACATTATCCACGTCACTTATATTACCTCTAACGTTTGCACTACCATCAAATGCTTGTCCCCATATAGTTCTAGCAGTAGCTAACTTAGTAGCAGTTGCAATATTATCAGAAGCAGTTAATGCAGCATCAAGTTTAGTCTTATCAGCAGCAGACATTACACCAGCTTTACTAGTAGTAGCTTTGTCAATAGTTATTGCACTACTATCTGCTGTACCTGTTGTGGGATCTTTCTTTTCCAGAGTAATAGCAACAGCATTAGCATCAGCAGTAGCACCTGTAGCATTAGACACATAACTACCTAAGTTAGTTACTTTCTTTTTATCTTCAGCTGTATAATCTTTAGTAGATAAACCTTTACCTGCTTCCTTCTTTACAAACAACTCATCGGCTTGTGCTTGACTATAACCATCAAATGTAAAATCATAGTTTTCACTAGGATCTAACCACATGATCTCTTCCTCAGTAGGTTCAGTATCTGAGATCTTAATATCCTCTGGTATAGTTACATTCTTATTTACAGCATTCAAAAGTACTCTTTTAGTAATAGTCTCAATCTTATTAACTTGTGCACCTGCTTCAATACCTTGTAACTTTGCAAAGTCTTCCTTGGACATCAAACCATTAGCTGTCAATGATGCTAATTCAGCAGTACCACCTAATGCATCCCAACCTTCACTTGTCCATGCATAGTTAGTATCGTTCTTACGAACATTCCACACATCACCAATAACATTACCTTCAGTAGGCAAATCTTCAATCGTATCTACAGATCCTTTGAAAATATATACAGAAGTAAATTTACTATCTACTTGGGATTTGTTATAGTAATTGTTAGCAAGATCATCTGCTACTACCTTTATGTTAGCATCGGTTTGATCCTTAGTATAATACCTAGTATCATGAGTATGAGTAGTTACTTCACCTACTAATACAGCTTCAATAGCTGCTTTACTAAGTTCAGCATCTTTACCGGGTTCTCCTTGAGGTCCTTGGAATCTACCCATGTTAACCCATTTTGTACCATTCCAAAAGTATAAGTCTGTACCAACAATATAAGAATCACTAAGCTGCGGGTCTACAATGTCATTTAAATCTTCTGGACTATTAAGACTACCTTTCAAGAGAATACCTGAAGATGGCCAACCTGTATTTACATATACGTCGTTAACTTCATCCCAAAGATACCAATAACCATCTTCTCCTACTTTGGGTGGATTGTCTGCATATTCTTTGGCCCTTGCTGCTTGAGTGTTGGCATTGTTAGCAGCAGTAGTAGCATTTGTAGTAGCTTGTTGTGCAGCTGTTTTAGCCTCATTTACGGCAGTTATAGCATCAGCTGTATTCTTTTCCCTTGCAGCCTCTTGAGTCTCTCTAACAGCCTCATTTGCCTGTCTAGTGGCTTCATTTGATATCCTTTCCTGTTCTGCTGTATCACGAGTAGTTTCAGCTGCTATTCTAGCATCTTCATTATCTACACGTTCTGTTTCAGCTGCAACTCTTCCTTCTTCAGAACTGATTCTTTTTGTTTCTTCCTCAATCCTTTTCTGCTCATTTGTGTTACGTTCAGCTTCAGCAGAAGCTCTTAATGTCTCTGCACTAGCTCTAGAACTTTCAGCAGATACACGATTAGCTTCATTAGTCTTACGAATCTCCTCCTCAGACTTTCTAGAGTTCTCTGCAGCAATACGCTCATTCTCAGCAGTTACCCTTTTAGTCTCTTCTGCTTTCCTACTATCTTCATTGGAGATACGTGTATTTTCATTGCTTACTCTGGTATTCTCAGCATTAACTCTACCTTGTTCTGCAGTAACACGTAATGATTCTGCTTCCTTAACAGCTTGCTCAGTAGCTTCTACTTGAGCTTTAGCATCTAAGGCTTCTGCTGCTGCATCTAATGCAGGTTGTTTTAATGATTGCACCCATTCCTCTTCAGTACCTACAAAACCATGTTTTACTGCAACTTCATATGCTGACCAACCTTGAATACCTTGCATACCAGATAAGTCAACAATGAACTTCCAACCTTCTTGAGTCTTTAAGTAAACCTTAGCATCATCAGGATCTTCTACATCATTAGTATTAATAAGTACATACTCACCTAACTTTACATCAGCAGTACCCCAATCAGCTTCCATTGCTTCTACTGAAGGATATTCCTTCTTATAAGTGAAAGCATCACCAATAGCAGCTATGCCGGTATTAACATATTGTTTAGTTTCATAGTTATAGATCCACCAATCATTATCTACGATCTTTGGTGGATTACTAGCAATCTCTTCAGCTTTATCAGTAGCAGCTATTGCATCGTCAACTATACCTTCAATTTCTTCTACAGCTTGGTTAGCTTTATCTGCAGCTTCATTTGCTTTGTTAGCTGCTTCTAGTGCAGCAATAGCTGCATCTTCAGATGCTTTGCTTAAACTATCAATCCAATCTTGTTCACTACCTTCGAAACCTAATTTAACTGCAATATCATAAGCACTAAGACCACGAGCTTCTATACCTGTATCTACATATACTTTGTTGATAGGATCATAAGTAAACCAATGATCATTCTCACCTATATATGGAGTCTCTGCAGTAGCTTTTACTCCAGTATCTCTATTGTCTACCCACCAGTTTCCATTAGAACCAATAAATGGTGGTACATAGTCATCTTTACTTACATCAAAGAGTACAACCCATTTTTCTATATCACGATTGTAAACTTTAATTACTCTACCTTTTGAATCTGCTCCCAAGTCAACCCAGTACCCAACCTGATCTGGATTGGGTACGGTTATACTTGCAAACCATTCATAATATACATTATTCTTAATCATATTATAATGAGTATGGATTATCTTGTTTTATTTTTTCTACTGCTTCTCTCCATTCTTGATATGCTGCTGCGGCTTTCTCTTCCTCTCCAAATTCTCTGTACTTTACATAAGCCATATACAATCTATCTGTACTAGTATTATATAAATTCTCTCTACGCTTTCTTATTTCTTCATTAACTACAGCTGTATCTCTAGGAATCATATAAAAAGCATTATATAAATCTAGATTAGGATTTGCTAAATTAAATTCTATTTGTTCACTAGATGGATGCATGTAACCTCCTTGAAGTAATCCTTCGTAAGAGTCTACAAACTCACTTTCTTTTAATCCTTTATACCAATCCTCTGGGGCTTCTATCATTCCACTTGAACAAAGTAAATATATTTTTTCTTCCATATTATTGAGCGTAACCTAAAATTATTAAATCAATTGCATCATACTTACCACCAACATCATGTTTATTGTTATCTGTGTCCACACAAAATATTTTAAATGAACTGGAAGATGTGGAAGTTACTCCAATAGTTCCTCTAAATCCAGCACTATCTGAATAAGGAGAACTAGTTCGTGCTTGTCCTTGCCACAATACTACATAATTTGTATGACCGATGTTGTGATACACTATATATTCTCCAGTTCCACGTCTATTTATAGAGCTAATTTGACATCCTCCTTGGGAATAGATTGTTCCTCTTAATCCACTACCGTAATGGCAGATAGTTTTAACACCTGGAACATTCCATCCACTTAATGAACCTACTGATACGTTTCCTGTAAAGGTAGCAGTGGATGCAGAAATATTACCTGTTATAGTTGCACTGTTCGCAACAAGTCTGCCATCTTGGTATACTCTAAAAGGAGCCCAGAATCTATTTCCTTGCGCAGTACCATCATCAAACGGCTTACCTGCCCAAAATCTAACTTGATCAGATCCAGTACCAGTGCCAGTAATACCAGCATTTGAAGATGCTGTACCATCTCCTACTGTTAGTGTACCACCACCAAATATCTTTAATGCTGCTGTATAACTTGGTTTTCCATTTGTTACGGCATTGTTACCAAATGACATAATTGGCCAGCCATTGTTTATATCAGATTCATATCTACCATCTAAGAAAAATCTACCACTACTAGCTGCAATACAATTGTTATAAAAATCCATACCTGCAATAGTAGCTTTTTCCGCAAACAATAGCCCAGTAGCTATAGATTCAAAAGATGCTCCAAATGAAGACCAATATGATGTGTTACTTCCTGGGGTTACATTCTTAAAAGATGATAGACCTCTTCTTCCATTAGCAACCATATAATAGACACTACCATATTTAACGACATCTCTTACATCAGGGTTAACTGTCCATGCATAATACTTACTAGAACTGTATTCTCCACGATAACTTAAAGATGGACCATTCCATCCATCTGAACCAGGTGCTCCAGTATTTCCTTTATCCCCTTTATCTCCTTTATCACCCTTTTCACCATCTTTACCAGAATGTGGTAATGGATCAGTCCAGTATCCACCTATACTTTCATCATAAGCCATTTTTCCAGCATTTGGATCATAATTACCTGAACTAATCCAAGTAGTTTGAGATGAACTGTATTTTGGATCTGGATACCATATATATCCTCCAGAAGTTGCACCACCAGAAGAGGGTCTATATGTAAATGTAGGTCTACTAGGTTTATTACTAGCACTCGAAGTATTACAGAATATTTGTATAGGACTATTGCCTACATCACCGTTTACTCCTGCTTTAGATTTAGTGACAACAAAATCAACACTATCTACTACCTTATTACTACTTGCTGGTGATATAAAATCTATCCTCCACATGGCAGAATCAGAAGTCAATGATGTACACTTGATTGTTTGTGTACTTTGGGTATAAGTTACACTACCAGTACCAGTTTGTAAAGAAGTAGTAAGTTTAAAATCAGTAATATCTTGAGAACCATACTTCAATCTAGCTGTAGTAGTAGCAGTAGAATAATCTGTTACTACTCCACCTGAATCTGCTGGTACACCAGTGTTTTCATTTGTAAGGATACCTCTATATACATTTTCACCATCACGAACATTATTAATAGTCATGAAATCTGAAAATTCTGCTCCTGCTCCTGATACCACACATTTAAAACTAATTTCATCTTTTTTTGTACTAGTGAAATAGATACCATTATAACTAACTACTAATGTACTATTTGTTTCATTAGCTAACAATTGCCAATCGTATGTACCAGCTATCGCCCAATACCATTTATAAGATGGATTAATTATATTAAATGAATCTGCAGTAAGAGTGATTGTGGTGTTTTCTGGAACAGTTTTACCTGTTTTATAGTGGAAGAATTGTTCTCCAGACATATATACATATGCTGCATCTTCTCCATTAAAACCATTTTCACCATTAGCTACTTTATTAACGTACCATGTCTTAACTATAGATACTCCATCTTCTAATGTTACATTTAAATCTATACTAGCCTGTTTCTGACTTATTGAAGTAAGAGTTACTTTAGAACCAGTTATACTTACAGTAGCTCCACCAGAAGTAGTAGAATATGTTATACTTTTAATAGCAATTGGATTAATGCCATGATATGCGTAAACATCTGTAGTAATAGTAGACAAATCTACTAATGGTGTAACTCCATCTGCATCGAATGGTACTGCAACCGTACCATTACTTAAATCAATATAATATGCATCGAGACCTTCTGCACCATTTGATAATTTAGCTAATTGAGTATCATCATAGTAAGTAGTACCATCAGAATTTGTAACAGTACAACGAATACTTAATGTACGGGAATCTGTCGGCATTGCTGTATATGGAAAGTCTATAGAACTTTGTGCAGACAATTTGGTTCCTTCTGCATTAAGCATTTTCCATTCGTATATAGGATTTTCCATCCCATATACATTTGCAGTTAAATGAATAGTTCTTGGAGTAGGAGTTCCTGAGAAATCGGGAGTATCAAATAAAAATAACCGATCACCTACAATTTCTACCCATTTAGCTTTGTCATCTCCTGACTTACCATCTTCACCTTTTGAAACTTGCTTCTGCCATTGATCATCATTCTCATTTGGTTCATCTTTGGTACCATTAGGATCCATACAAATCCATAAACTACCTTTATGACTTACTTGGTCATAATAATAGTAAGTGTTGCCAGAAACCCAAATACCTCTATATACAGGTACTCTAACGATTCCTGTGTCAGAAGTTTGATAAATTGTACCTACAAATTTGGTTTGATCACCACCAATTACAACTCTTTCACGAACTACACCATCCTCATCAGCTAGAGAAAAAGTATCAATATTCTTATAGTAAGAAATTCTAGGGGCATTATCACCTTTAGCACTGATAAAAATTGCGTTACGTCTTTCATCCATTTGTAAATTGTAATCTGGATCAGATTCGTACATATGACCTAATTGTAATATTTCATCATCTGCTTCTGGCTTACCACTACCTGGCTCGCATACGTCTTTAGACAACGTGATGTAATTACTACCAGTAGCATTTACTTTACGCCAATATCTTTTAACGTTTTTACCATCAAATTTTTGGCATATTGCTAAGTCATTAACTATAAATTGATTATACTTAGTACCTTCTTGATCATCAAAGTAGCATTTATAAGAATCTGCTAATTCTTCTACTTCGATACATTTCATATCTGCTACAGTAACTAGAATATCACCACCCACAGCCTTAATCTCATTTACTGTAAGTTCGTTTATTGTCATATTACCTCTAACAAACAGATTGTCTAGTTCCATATTCCATTTAGAGCCTAATGGATATAAACTAGCTCCAACTCCATCCCAACCAGAACGAAATGTATTTCCTGCTTGTAAACCTTGTAACATTGTTATTTTACCATCCGCAGTATCCCCATGCTTATTTAAATAATCTTCTGCAGTCTTTAAAGAAGTATATAAGAAGTTATCTGCAGGAGGTGTACTTTCTCCATACTTGATTACAGGTAAAGAACCAGAACTACTAGCCACTGCTTCTACTTGATTTTCAAGTTTAGACAATGCTTGATTTAATGTATCAGATGTAGCCAACGGAGATGCATCATTCGCTTTATAATAACCAGATAAAGGAAATATTGTAGCAGTACTTTGGGTATGATAACCCGGAGCAGATCCACTACCACCCCCATTTGCAATAAGTTCAGATAATGCTGTAATAGTATTTTCAGCTACTGTGAGTCTATTGAGAGCATCCTGTAATTGTTGTAATGTAGATCTATTATCAATATCATCTATCCATTCTTGCATAGTACCACCAATCTCTGACATATCGGTATCATGCTTAGTATCTAATGTAATGATCTTATTATTTAACACATCATAGTAACTAGTGATAGTACTATTAAGATTAGTAGTTACACTAGTATCTCCTTCTACTATCTTATTACTAAGATCTTTATAATTATCATTTACTTTAGTATCTAGTATCTCAACATCTTCTTCTACAGCATCTACTCTCTCATTAGTGGCAAATGTACCTGATAGTGATGTAGTAAAACTTCCACTAGTAATATTTTTATTACTACCATCTTGTACAAGGGTAATGAGGTCTTGCTCTTGCAGTTTAGTTGTTAGTTCAAATTGTGATATCTTCTTATTCATATTACTCTTGGATTATATGTTCCTTAACTTCGGTTAATATACAATCAGAATCAATATCTTTTTCTGGATAGAAATTCATTTGTTTTTTTAAGCAATGAAGATACCCTATAATTTTATCTACGTCGTCCTGAGTAATAGGAAACTCTTCGTCATTTAAATTATTAGCTGCCCATTTAGCTAATTTATCTAAATGCAACAATAGTACTAGATTTGTAATCGAAACTCTATCCAATTTTACATTGTACTTTGTAGACTGATTAACCAATTTACCAACTTTATTTACATAATTCGCAATATCCATCTTTACAATTTTTACAGTCATCAATAGTACAATTACACGTTCTCATATCAAGTAAATTCAGCATTTCATTATAATACTGTTCTGCATCATCTGCAAGATTCAAAGTAGTAGCATTATCATAAAGTGTTTTCTTAAACAGAAACATCATTATTTTATCCTTCATTTTGTTATCTAGGCAGTTGTGGCAATACGTAGTTAGCAGTTTTATTTCTGCATAATACAATGATTCATTCATTTCCATATCAATCGTATATAAAATAAAAGGGGAAAGGGATATTACTCCCAATCCCCTTTTTGGTTTGAATTATATTTTTTGATTAAGCAACTTCTACAAAAGCTTTTAAAGCTGTCATAAATGCAGAGTCATCAAGTTCACCAGCATTTACATACAATTCACAAGCTAATGGAGTTGTTTTAATATATTGATTATCATCACTAAGATATTTATTATCCCATTCGATAGACAATGTATCGTAAGTAGCACTTAAATCGGCTTTCAACTCAGGAGCAATGTACGGATATATACCATTTGCACGGTGTGTGATACCTCTGTAACCAAGAGCTGCATTTTCACGATCACGAACAATTTTCGGATTACCCTTACCTGGAGTACCTTGAGTTTTAGCAATCGTTAAATTGGCAATAGGATACATTACATTACTCAACAAACCGGAAGGAATAGTTTTCCCCATAAATGCTTCCACAGAAACCTGAGAATAATTTGAGTCTAACATAATACCTTCGTTATACGGCATTTCCTTAGCATTCAATGTAAGAACAGCAGCATCACTAGTTGCTACTACTCTGGCTTCTTTGTGTTTGTTGATTTTGTTTTTGAAAGCTGTAATCAAATCAGTTGCATTAGTACTCTTTGCAATTACTTCATAAGTATGAGTAAATTGCCCAGGTGCCTCATAGATGTCATTGTACACTAAACGTAATACATAACGATGACCAACTTCCGGAGTAACATTAGTAGCTGTGATTACAATTTTATCTTCAGCTGCAGCTACATATTTACTAAATACCATGTGAGGTTTAGAACCTTTCATGATAGGCATTGAGAAGCGAATAACTGACTTAGTTGATTTTGTACCTGCTTCATTGTAAACATCTTCTTTGCCTTCGCAAACACCGATATACAATGAACTAGCAGCTTTAGCACCAGCTGCATCTTTTACAATTGCTCTATTTTGATCAAATAATGCAATTTGACCTTCTGTCAATGCATCTGTATAAGATGCAGGTGCTTCAGTACCAATAAGTACTGTGTTCACATGATTAAGCATAATTTTTATTTTTATTTTTGTTAAACTTTAATTAGACGTCTAGCTTAACATTTTGATTAGTTCTTCTACTTTCGTGTTTCAGATTTCCTCGTCAAACTAAACTGTTTCGTATAATCATTCCATTGTACTAACTTCGTTCATATACGATTGATATCTTGGATTAGCCTTATTTTCCAAATACAACTCTACCGCTAACTTAACTATCTCATTATGAGTTGCAGCTGGCATATCTGTATACTCATCAAATGGAGCATCAGTAAGACTAATCCTTTTGGGAGTTCTCAAGTATGTGAGAATATAATTTCTTATATTGTAATTTCCGTCTGTATATAAATGAATTTCATTTCCTTCATATAATCTTAATGGTCTGGCGGATCTACCATGTAATCTATATTCTGACAAAGTATTTTGTCTTTGTCTGTCTATGTTTTCTACTGTGGCTTCTAACACATCTGTGTTTTTAGTTCTTGGTTGACCACTTGGGCCCACAGGCCAACAATGATCGTAACTAAATATTACAGCTGTCTCTCCTACAGTAAACATATAATCATCTGGCAGAGTAACTGTATACTCTTCTGGATATGTAGTAAATTGATAAGATTTTCTAGTAACTAATGTACGAAGATCATCAATTCTTTTTTGGTCTTGTTCAAATCCAGTTTGCTTGAAATTAATACCAGAATATCTAGTTTTGATAAATTTATCTAATCCAGCCATTAACCAATACTCAATATCTGAAGTAGTAGGTTTTGTTAGATTGTCATCTAATTGATCTATTTCTAATTCAAATGCTGTTTGTAATTCAATATACTTCATTATTGTTGATTATTTGGTTGTTTTACTTGTAATCTATATTTACCTTCAGTAATAAACATATTAACTGCTAAATCTACAATTTCACTATGAATTGATTCTGGTAGTTCACATTTACTAGCTCCATCAGTAGTATTAAATCTTAATGGTTTTCTATAGTAAGTTAATGTAACATTACCTAATGTAGTATATGCATCTACTGCTACTTCTATATAATTATATTTAGTAGTAGAATCTGATACTAATGCAACAGCAGGTTGCCTAATAATAGGTGTATTGTATGCAGTTTTAATAAACTTACCAAGATCCCTATACTTAACTAATTGATTGTCTACCCTAACAAAATCTTTATATTGTTTGTATGTACCTTTTACTTTACTAAAGGAGTGTACATATAAGAAATATTCTTCAGTAGGTACATATGGTAATCTGTATCTTGTGAAACCATTAAGAGTAGTACCTGTTGCGGTTAACTCTTTTTCTACTAATAAACTCTTAATAGAATCTGTATTTCTAGTATGTATATTGGTTTCAGTTTCCATTTGGTCATCACCAACATAATTCATCATCACATACCTATCTTGAGCTTCATTTAGTATTGAAAATATAAGATCAGAGTTAGGTTTCTCATCTATAATAAGATCTGGGCTAATAAGTTGAATTCGTCTTTCGAATTCCATTTGCATTTCCTTACTACTCATATTACTCTGATAATTGTGCTACGTACTGTGGATGTGTTTGAGTTCTTGGAGATTCAATATTCTCAATTGCCATGTCAGCAGCTAATTTAACCACTTCATATTGCATATACTCTGGAATTTCGTCTAGAGTAGACGTAATATCTTGATTATTAATCTTTCTTGGGTATGCTAGATAAGTAATATCTATAGTATAGGGACCTACCATAAGATCCCTATCTATAAATACTATTAACTTATTATCTTCCAGTATTGCTACAGGTTCTTCAATCCAAGGTTTATTATTATAAGTTTCTAAGAATCTAGTAGCTTGTTCGTGACTAATAAGTTTTACTGTAGCTATTTTATTACTACCAAAATGTAAAATTCCTTCTAAGAAGTACATACGCTTATCTTGAGTATCATCACCATAAGTAATACTAGATTTGAAATTATTCATAGTAAGTCTATTACTTATAGATTCACTTAGTAAAGACAATCCCTTATCAGTTTTTACTAAACCTTCTAAGTCTGCTACTCTTTTTACATTACCTTCAAATGGTATTCTAAGAGTATTGTTCCCAGTAGCTTTGGTAGCTATCTTACTTAGATATGCTGTATATAACCAATAATCAATTTCCTCAGGTAAAAAAGATGGACAACCAGATATACCGATATTAACGGCATTTTTATCTGCTTCAATCTTAAATGCTATATGTGCTTCTAATACTGTCATGTTTACTTTTACTTAGATTCGATTTCTTGAAGTATAGTCATTTTGATATCCTGATTCTTTTTATCATTTAATGAAGCAATAGCATCTTCTAAACTTCTACCAATGATATCAGTACCATAGTAATAGATGTTTTTAGACTTACGAATTACATTCTTTGAAATAGCTGCTTCAATAATGTATTGAGTATCTCTTACTTTGTTGTTTACCCAAATCAAGAAGAACTTATCAGGATTGTTTTCAATGAGATCAAATAAACTACTTTCAACTAGCTCATTACTGATATTATCAGTCTTGTGACCATATAAGCGTAAACATTTGCGCATTTCCTCAATTGACATCTTATTAAATTCAGAGAATGCCTCACGTTTAGCTTTATTTCTTTTGTTAGCTTCTTCAGCTTCAATTTCTTTATTTACAAGAACATAATCATGAGTAGGCTTAAGGTTGTTAATACCATTTGCTACTCTTTTGTGTCCTTTTAAAAACAAATATGCAAGTTCATCTTCAGGTCTTTCAGTATGTAAAACTTTATCTCTTGCGCCTAAACCAATTGCATATGTTTTCCAGAATCCACTTTGTGGAGATAAATGTCCTTCTTCATATCCCATTTCTTTCTCCAAACGTCTAGCATCTTCTGGAGTTAAACCGGTATATCTATTACCGGATCTTGTCCAGTAAGTACTGATATAATCTTTACAATTCTTATACTTAGCGATTCCAGCCCATGGATTTGTACGGGCGAATTTTAATATTATATCCATAGTATTTATTATTCTTTATATTTCCAGATATATTTTATCTTTTTCAAAAACTTAGGATCTTTCAATTTTTCATCATTACTACCATTACAGTATTTAGTTATTGTATTTGCACAAATTCCAGTCTGTTTTACTGCTTCTGATATACTATGAAACTCCGCAATAAACACATTGTCTTTAGTATATTGTATTACGGCTTTCGGAGCAATTTTAGAACCAAATTCTTTTCCAGCTCTTTTCAAGTTTGCTTTTCTTTTAAGGAAGTTTTCAGATACTGTTCTTACTCTAGTTTTTGGTTTCCAGTCTGTAGGATCTATTTCTAAAGGTGTTGATGGATAATCTTTTTTATAAACCCATATATACGGATTTACTTTGGAATAGGTTTTTATATCTTTACGTATTACTCGCAATATAGAAGCTTTTGAAATCTTAGATTTTTCTTCTGCCTCTGTTACACTTTTGTATTCGCAAATAAATTTACCATTTAACGAATACTGTAGTACGGGATTATAAAACTTAGACATGTCTTTACCTTTGTGTACTGCAGATATCTTAGCTTTTGCTTCATCTGTGTGAAACATTATATCACCACCACAATCACTATTATACCCATATTCGGAATTATTTGAATGTAATTTCTCAATCCAAAATTTCTCTAATTCCTTTGCTTTTTCAATATCGTCTGTAGAATCTATAACTTCTACTGTAAATTGTTCTAATCCTAATTCGGCTAACGCCTTATGAAAATTATATTGTGAACCACTCAAAGCTTTATAAAGATGCTTTTTCATTCTAGCGCCTACTCCTTGAGTGGTTACGCCAATATAATATTTATTATTTAATTTGTTGGTTGCTTTATAGATATCAAAATTTCTAATTTCTTCCATGTCAATAGATTTTTATTTGACACTTTAACGGAAGGATTAGTAATTTGTTCCATAAAAGGTGTACTGATTAATCCTCGACCTCCATCAATAACTCACCACATGCACGGGGATCCCTAAGCATTATGCCCATCTCTCCGAGGAAATGTACAGAATAGCCATCCTTTGCATTAGATCTTACTGTGGATTTATTCTTGGAGTAACCAGTTCCTGGAGCTACAGAACCTGAAGTATTCCAGATAACCATTTCACGATCCTTACGAACAACTTTAACGATGTTAGCTTGACCATCACGTCTACCAAGATCCAAGAACGTCATTCTATAAGATTCCAGTGGTTTACCAGATACCGGATGTAACAAACGATTATAAGTAGTATCATCATACAACGGGAAATGTTTCAATGTCAACTCGATGCCATTTGTCATCTTGTATGTTACAAACTGACCACCTAAAACCAAAGCCTGACCAGAACCACTGATAAACTTCGTATCAATCAAGTTCATCGTAGCCGCTTTTTGTTTCAATACACGGTCAAATTCTCTCATACCCATTTCACCAGTCAAAGCAACAAACTTACGTTCGTTAGTACCTAAGATATTGTAAGACAAGTCAAACAAGAAGTCTTCCAACAATTCCGGAGTCAATTCAGTATAGTAACGTCTGTTAGACGGAGCGATCTGTTGCAACAAACCTGCAGGAATGTAAACCGGACGACCATTTGTACCTAACAATGAAGTAGAACCGTCTTTATTTACATTAGACTTAGAGTAAACCATCATTCTCTCACATCTCTTAGACCACTCACGCATTGCCTTCCATTCCTGATAATCAGACCACAAGTAAGAAGTCTTACCAGTTTTAGGATCTTTCAAAGCAATCCAAAGTACTGTAGAATAAGCTGTACCTGTAATATCATAATCCAAGCGAGTCGTAAACAAGAAGTTTCTCATCTTGAAATGAGTATTATAATTCAGGATATCACCCTCTTCACTGTACTCTTCGTAAGCAGAAGCTAAACGAGATACTTGACGACCAGCTAACAAATATTCACCAGGAATATAAGAATTAGATTGACCATCTGCAATGAAACAAGTATAAACCCATTCATTACCATCTTGATAAGGAGCACCAGAAACACGTACTTGATACTCTCTATTATCAAATTCCAAAATTGCACCAGGACCAAACCATTTGTCCTCTAACCACAACATGATAGGTGTGTTACCCAAACCTGCCATAACTGTGCTAGCATTTGTAGCAGTGATTTCTGTTCCCTGCCATTTTGCAGAGCGAATTGTCACAGCTCTATCGCTATCAATCATTACAGACCATTCGTAGTCTCTTTGGTCAATTGTCATTACATTGCCAAGACCACCAGTAATCGCATCCAAAGAAGTGCTATAACCATCATCTTTAGAACCGAATACATAAGAAATAACACGGGTTACTTCATACGGTCTAGTAAGCATTGCATTTGAAATCATATTCTCATCAACAAGATCTGAGAACCATTTACCTCTACCGATCTGTAAATTATTTAAAATTCCGTTATCCATATAAATGTTAGTAATTTATTTTTAATTAAAGTAGTTGTACTGCACGACTAAAAATAGAGTTAGATGAACTTGTATTAATTCTCTTAGTACCTTTACTAACGCCTGTTGATCTGAGACTATTTTTCAGATTTTTAATAGCAGAGCTAGTACCCTGTTTTTTGGCAGCATCTAACAAAGTGTCACCTCGCATTGTAAAATAAGCTGACTCTATTAAATTCTTTACGCTCTTGGAATAGTCTTTTTGGTACTGGGTCTTTCCACTAGCGTCGGCTTTAAATATATAAGCCAATAATTCTTTCTTGTCCTTAGCTGGTATTTTGATACCACGTATATTGTCCAAGGACTTTATTTCACCGACAACGTCATCAAAAAACTTTTGTTGGCGCTGCACCATTTCCTCCTTTTTGATTCTTTGTTGCTCTAATAGCTCTTCTTTCTCTTTTGCAACAATCTCTTGAAGTTCCTCAACCGCATCTCTAGCCTCATCTTCTAATACTCCAGCATCTTCAAATCTTTCGATTTTCTTAGCAATTTGTTTGTCACTGTAACCTTTTCTAGCTAGTAACTCTCTCAATACTATCTTTTGCTCATTTTCATTTTCAATATCAACATTGTCAACATCAATGTCCGGAGTAATAGAGAAATAATCTTCTAACTTACCCCCATTACGAACAAATTCATCTAATTTTGCAACATCTTCGCTTGCATATTCTGGAGTAGATTGTTCTTCGATTACTTCTTTAAAATACTTAACCAATTCTTCTACGGTCTTTGGTTTTTCTTCTTCCTCTTCTTCATCAAAATCCCATTCTAATTCTTCAGCAATTGCATCAAATAAAGCAGATACTTGTTTAGATTCAACTTCATCTTCTTCAGTCTCTTCTTCAATTTCTTCTTCGGTTTCCTCTTCTTCAGTCTCTTCTTTATCCTTTTTCTTAGAGGCTTTCTTAGATTTCTTAGGTTCTTCTACTTCTTCCTCTTCAACTTCATCGATTTCCTCTTCCTCTACTTCTTCCTCTTCTTCTATTTCTTCTGTCTTTTTATTTTTAGATCCAGGAGTAGCAGGTCTAGCTTTAGCAGACTCTTGTTTCAGTCTCTCTAATTCTTCATCATCAATATCATCATCTTGATGAATGTTGTTGCCAACTTGTTCAGTAAACATATCAGTTATAGCTGTAAATCCAAATAGTGTATCGTTACTATTGTTTTCCATAATTAATTATAATTAGATTGTAATTGTTATTTTTTCTTTCTGCCTTTATGATTCCATTTTGCGGCGTTCTGTGCGAAGATTGCCCTCTTCCTAGTCAATGGGTTTTTACTATGCGTTAACTCTTCTGTACTTTTACCTGTTCTTTTCTTAAGTGCGTTAAACTTCCCACGATTCTTTTTCTTGATGTGTATACCTCCGTCTTTATAAGAAGGAATTGGGTATACTGGGTATAAATTTTCCATATTGATTATTCTTTATTTAGTTCATGACCTACAAATCCAGCACCACCTAATGGCATTAAAATTTCCATAGGAATTAGTTTGTTCAATCTATCAATATACTCGTTTTTATTTCTATATAAATCATATTGATTCTTAACCATTTTATTTGATGTCGGATTTCTCATATATTCCAAAATCATATTTTCGTCTACAGGAGTACTCCAGTTTGTAATTTTACCAGAATCTTTTAATGATCTCTTTAGAGTTAACATATGACTTTTAGCTTCTGTAGGATTTAATAAGTATGATCTACTTCCAGCAGCATCAAATAATCCCATTTTTCTTAACTCCGCAGAACTATATGTATTGTTAGAATTTGCTAAATAATTTAGATAAGTGTTTGTAATATATTCTTTACCACTATCAAAATCCTGAATCTTTCTAGATCCTGCTAAACCATCTGCCACATGTCCTAACTCATGATTAGCAGTTCCAGGCATATAAATATTATTATCTAATATTATATTATAATCATTTATATCTGTAGGTAATACGTTATCTTTAATATTTTTTATATTTATTTGCCCATAACCGTCTTTGTCCGTATTACCCCATTTAACATAACTACCTCTTTTAGTCATGTCTTTATATGCAATATTAGAATAAGCTCGTTTGTAGTTAGTTCCATATGTTTTGTCTACATTTTCTACTAATTCACGAGTTCTTTCATCTGGAAAAATTGCTTGTTCTATTGTCCTAGAAATTTCTTGTTGGTACTTCTTAGAATTTCTATCCTTTCTTAATACTTCAGAAAATTCAGAATCATAATCTTCTTCCGTTTTCTTTTTAGTTTTCTTTTTGGTTTGAGTAGGAGCAAAACTGTGGACACTAGCTCCATCAATTTCAGTACCCTCAACTATTCTTCCTACTTTGGACTTTAGTTTTTTAATGCCTTTTCCAACTCCCCAAGGTATTAGATTTAATGCAGCATCAATAGCAGCTCCAGCATAATCTCCCTTACCTAAATCTTCAATGAAATTAACTGCATCTTTAATGTATCCAGCTGGAGTAATGTAAGCTTCTGGTTGAACTGTATTAACTGCACCTGATATTTTCCTTTGTCTTTCAAAGTATTCAGGAGTACCGGTTCTATATTCTGGTGGTAAATCTGCTTTGTTTATAGTTTTACCCTTACCATCTTCATACGCAGGAATGGAATCAAATTGTTGCTTGATATCAAGATACGTAGCATCAGGGTTATTCACCCTGACACTATCGTATATTTGTTTTCTCTCTTTAAGAGATAAATCTTTCCATTTCATACTAGTAATATTTACTTACCTGTCTTACCTGGTTTACCTTTTCCGCCCTTTTTAGAGCCTCCTTTACATGCCATAATTAGTCCTCCTATTTTTTAGATTTAGATTCACCAACTACTTTATTTTTTAAAGCAGTCTTTGCTTTTAATTGTTCTCTCTTATAAGCTGCATCATCTTTCATCTTCTGCAATCTTTTAGCTTCTTGTAATTTTCTATTCTCAAGAGCTATTTTCTCTTTCTCGATGGTGGCCTTTAATTTGTCAGCTTTTTCTTGTGCAGCAATTTTACGCTTTTCAAGTTCTTTCTTATTTTCTTCAGCTCTGGCTTTGTTTGCTAAATCCATTTGTTTGCTCATAGCATCAGATACAGCTTTTTGTCTAGCTATTTCTTGATTACCAATCTCAATTACATCTGGTATACCATTCATATCTTGATCCATATTCTCAGATCCTCTATAAGCATTCAACTGAGCCACAGTAATCTTAGTAGCATTATCTTGATCAATTTTATATTTATTAAGATCAAGTTCAGCTTCTTTAAGCATCAGCTCTTCTTCCTTAACTTGATTTTGCATTTCAATAAGCTGCTGCTGTTGTTGATTTTCTTGCTCTTGCATTGCTTGCTGCTGTTCCAATCTATTGTTTTCTATATCTTGTAATTTAGATTTGATTACACTTAAATTGTCACTAGTAAATATTTCAGCAGCATCTAACAATGATGCACCATTTTGCATAGCCGGCTGTACAAGACTCTTAAGTTGTTCAATAGCTTGACTTTCTTTAGTACTATCAGTTACAAAAATATCAAAGTCTTCATATGACCAACTGTCATCCATCCGTAAGAATGTTCTGGTACCTTCATCAAATATATAGTTTAAGTATTTCTTGTCATCTTTCCATGCAAATTTAGCACTATCTAATAACATTGATAATACATGTGTTTTAATTTGATTATGTAACCAAAACCACGGTTCAGTAATATGAGCAGATTGAACTACAGATCTTTCTACGTTACCTACTAATTCATTGCTAGAAATAGAACCTTGTCTTTGTTTTGTTACTCCAGATAATTCTGATACCATTTCTTCAATCTTTGCAAGTAATTGAATATATGTATTAATGGTATTAGACATACTTGCATCAATAGAAGTCCATTGATTATATGGTGATGGTTTACCACCTTCTCTACCAGGAATATCCCAACCTTCTTCATATGGATTAACAAATGCTACACCAAGTGCTCCTAAGTAATGCATCCACTTGTCAACATCTATACCCATACTTTTTGGTATTTGAGTAACATCTATTACAGGTATTTTTCCTTTATCTCTAGCTATTGCCATTTCAAGACGATACCAAAGTATAATATACATGTATTGTAGCGGTTTCATGATAGCAACTAACGATTTAGCTTTAGTATTTGTGTTACTATAAGCTGCACCAGTATATGGCAATTTGGCACTATTTAAATTATCACCTCTACGGAACTGATATTCTAGTGGTTGCATACCAAAGTAAAGATCATCGCCTGCTCTATATCCTTCCCATGCTTCAATGATCCATTTCCATTCAACATTGATTTCTTCCCCAGTAGGTTTATAGTATTCATCTACTTGTATTTCATCTGGCATACCTGTTTCAGGATCGATTATTGTAACAAAGCCTATCTTTTTGAGTGATTTCCAACATACATGATAAACTACAATATTATCTGGATCTCCATAAGGATTATGATCTGGTAATTTATTATATGATTTTAAGTTATAATGAACAAAATCATCTACTGGACTTTTGTCTGGACCAAATCCCGATGTAGGTTTTTGATCTACTATTTCTAACAATTCATTCAATTGCTTTTCATCTAGTTTATCATAAAACTGATCGTATATTTGACTCCAGGACATTAATGATCTATAACAACACCAAGATGCATCGTGAATGAATTCAATACCTTCTTCTGCAGGATATTTAAAATCTTTAGGATTGATTCTTTTAATAACTGGTTCGCCATTTCTAATTCCTATGTAATACTCTTCAAGTCCTGCAACAAGTGCATCTTTAAAGCCTTTCATAAATTCATGAGAAATGTTTTCTTTCTTAAGTAAGAATAATAAGCTTTGATATGCTGTTGTTTCTGCTGCATCTTTGTAATCCTTTGTTAAATACTTTTGTATTTGTTCTGGTGTTTGAATTTCGCCTGTTTGTAATCCTTCTTGGAATCTAGCTTGATCTTCTGGACTTAACTTAGCAAGCATGGCAGCTTGCATATAATTTAATAACATCTGTTTAGCCTTATCCTGTACTTCGCTACTAGCAATATCACTAGTACGACATACTCTAAAGTTAAATGGACGTTTTGTTTCTTCACCTAATAGTAAGTCTACTTTTGGTCGTATTATATTATAATCCTGTGCCATTGCTGGAAAACCATCATCCTGATTAAAAGGATTAGTAACATACTTTAGATCTTTTTCATTATAAATGCTATTATATAAATCATAATAGCTTTGCATTTCTTCTTCGTCTGGTATACTATCAGATGAAGCTATACCGGATATTCCAATGATATAATCTACGCAATCTTTACGCCATTCTTCAGTTTTCTTGCTGAGCGGTAATCTTTGGATAGGAAACGAGTTGACTATTCTTTCCATATTAATTAGTAAACATAAATGTGGTTGTGTTATTATTTAAAGGCGTGAATGTAAATGAATCATCTGTATTTTTAAACAACGGTTTATCAAACAATCTCATTTTCTTTTCAACATCCTCTTTCTTTTTTACTTGTATATTGTACAATTGCTCTCTATAGACCATTACCTGCATAAATGCCATAACCCTATCAAAGTTTCCTTTATCATTATATTGAATAAGTTCTTCGAGGAATGGTTCAGACAATACAGTATTTAAACCTAATTGTTTTTGATCCCTAAGTTCTTCTAGCCATTCTTTAATCTTACCTTCTCCCCAAAGTTTGATTTCTCTATTCATATGACATCCTTTTCGTCTATTTACTGTAGAATTATTGACAATGTCTTTAATAATGTCTGGTTGATCAGCAAGTAAATGACTACAATGTTTATTATTGAAGTAAGTAAATAAACCAGTATTTTGGTTTTCTACCATTGCTTTTGCATTATAGTAAATAAGCAACTTACGAACATTTTCATAAAACTCTTCAGCAGTTTTTGGTCTACCTGTGTACTCTGCTACAATGATATCTGAGTATGATTCAAAATCTTGAAAACGTTTATATATAAAACAAGAACCTAATGAATTAGTACCTGATTGATCATGATCATATGGGTCAATACCAGCTATGTACAAACCAAATGGTGCATCTTTAACTGGATGCTCCCATATAACTATTTTACCAGTAGGATCAGAGTTCTTTGGTAATGGAAATTCGGTTATATCTCCTGTCTTTTGTACATTCCAAATTATCTCTCCATTAACCAAAGTAAGTGTACCTACTTGTTTGTGATTCTGTAACTTGGTATTGGTTCTTATCCTTGCTAATTGTTTTTGTAATTCTTTTTTTGGGAATATATTACCAGATAATTCAGTAAATGCTTCTGCTGGGGATTCAGAGTGTTCTGCTACATATCTATCTATTTGTTGAGAACTAGTAGCTTCTTTTAATTCTTCTTCACGTAGATTTAAAATAAACTGTCTTGCTTTGTCATGAAGAGTATTACCATCCTCATCCATATACAATCGTTTACCAGTCTCATCACGTATATCCAAATTAGTATGTTGAGGTATAAAGAATCCACATTCCTTACTCTGGATACCATCATCCCATATATTTTCAAAACCTATGCAATTGTACGATTTAGGGTTATAAAATGCTTCACGTAATGTCATTACTGCAGGACCTTCGTCACCACCAGTACCGAACATAATCATGAGACCAAAAGCAACGCCATCTTGTTCTACAGATGGTCTAGCAATTTGCCATGCAGCTTTAAGTTCTGGGAAAGTACCTGCCTCTTCCCAAAGTATTAACATACCTGCTTTACCACGTACAGCATCTGGGTTATCTTTCAATGATACACCTATTATCTCTGATTTGTAACCAACTTCAATTTTATTACCAAAGTTATCAGTTACAATCATAGAAGCTCTACGACGCATGCTAGTGTTTACAGCTTGTCGTTTTTTACCCCATGCAGTGTTTTCATCTATAAAGTCCATGTAATCCCAGGCCTTAGTAAGGATACCATCATCAGTAAGATACTGTTTATTTGAGGCATACACATAAGACTTAGAACCGGGTATTAAAAAGAAATTACGACAAAGCATAGAACCACCTTTATAACTATTGTGGGTGGGAATAAAGTCCTTTGTGATATACAAATGGTTTTCATTATCTATACACAAACATCTTTGTTTTTCAAACTCTCCTGTTTTACGTATAGATTTGATACCTATTCCTTTGTAATTATATTTTCTATCTTTGCGTATCTTTTCAAGTTTCCTTGGTAATTTAAATATATCTTCTTCTGTAGTTACAGTAAGTTCCCAATGTGGGCGAGTATCAGAATAATTACCATTGTTAAAATCTACATTGTTTCTGCCTGGTATTTCTTTAGACTTTTTACATCTTATACCAAGACTTCTTAATACAAATACCATATCGTCTATTAATTGTTCAGAAGTAGATACAAAACTACATGCTCCATTAGTTACAGAACCATCTGTATCCATTAATCCTCTAATCAATTCAAAGCGATTCTCAATACTTGTAAATTTATAGTTTTCAGGTATAAACTTATCATATGATTTTACTTTTACTTTTAAATCTCTTAACTGTCGATTAAGTTCATTTATACCTTGTACTTTAGATTTGATCACATAATTGTACTGTTCTTTATGTTCAATGATATATTCTGGTAATCTTCTTTGTAATTCTTCTACTATAAATTCGTCTGCTGTACTGAATCTTACTTGATCTCCACATATGTAACCATCTCCGAGTAATACACCCAATACATATGGATCTACTGTAACGGGTCTCTCATCAAAATTCAATGGATTTAATTCTGGTATCTTATATGGATAATGTTCTTTGCCAGGACTACCTTGTTTCAATTTGCGTTTCATGTAATCCACAGTACGCATTATGTAGAATTTCTTTCCGTTACGACATGTTGCCCATAAATGGTTTGCGCCACATCTCACTTTTCTTCCATCTTGAAATTCCACTTCATAAATTTCTGTAGTACCTTGCTCTACTATATCACCAATTCTAACTGGGCTTCCATTGGGGTTCATAACCAAATCGCCAACTTTCAAACTTCCCATTGGAACATAGCCTGTTGGAGTAAGTACCGGTTCAGAGTATGGTTGTTCATAACCTTTACGTCTAGCTTTTGCTACACATAAGTGTTTGCCTTGATCCTGTGCGCTTTCAATAGCTTGAAAATAGTAATAGTCATAATCATAAAAGTCAGGAAATGCTAACTCTCTTACTTTAATTAGCTCTTCTTGACCTTGTTTATTCTTTTTATTTTTGTATACAATTCTTTGAATTGGGCAATAGTTTAAATAAAAATAGTTATACCCAGTGATGTAGTCACCATCATCTGCAGTATAACCATTAATGCATCTATCGGCCTCTGTTTCCCAAAAATTGAAATACTCTGATGTACCTTTTGGGAAGGAACAATAAGACCCCGACTCTATATAAGTTAGCGCCGGGGTTCTGAATTTATTAGAATTTTTGATTTTCTTTGTGAAATCAATCATAAATTACTTTCTTCGTTTAAACAGGTTCTTAATTTTCTGCCATAAACTAGTTTTAGTAGTGTGATTATTTTCTGTTTTTTCATCCATGTGTGATATAGCATAAGCAGCAGCTTCAGCTAAATCTCTTTCTTGCTCTGCTTTCATGTTGTTATATACTTCAGTAAAATCAAAAATAATCATTGTCGGTTTAGTATTCTTTTTACTAGTTTTAGTCTTAGCCATAATTGCAATTTCTTTAAGCCCTTAACGGGCAGGTTTTTATAATGTCTTTTATTGTGTCGTATTTTCTACAACTTCTTTTTTGGTAATTCAAATGGGTTCATTTCTCCACCGCCTCTAACTTTGCTATTCTTAATCTCTTCTGCTCTTACTTGAGATTTAAGTTTCACAATAGATTCTATTACTCCGGCCATGTTCTTAGCACCATCTGTAAGTTTCTTAATAGAATCTAAATCCATTTCATCGTCTTTAGATAAGTGATAGTATTTAGCAGCACCTTCAAGTTTTAATAGTAATCCATCTAACATATACTCAAGTAAGGAGTATGTTCTACTTTTCCAACTATCCTCTGCTTGTATTACTATTTCTGGTAATTCATAGTTTTCATCTCCAAATAGTTCTTTCTTTAATGTAGGTTCTATTAGATCTCTCTCCATAGTTTCTACGTAAGGAGAATCGTATTTGTTTTTAAGTACTATGTACCATAAATATTTCGTTGCTAAATCTTTATCTTTGAATGAATCCCAAAGTTTTTTGAATGGTGGGATAGCCAACATATCTGGATGTATGACTACTTGTCCACCAACTATATCTGCTAAATTCATTTTTAGGCTTCCTTAACACAAGCTTCGCAACAATCGCAACCCTTCATATTACGATTTTGATTGTATTCTTTATTCAATTTATAATTATTATAAAAATCTTCATTTCTCATAATAACAAAATCTCTAACTTTTCTTCTATCTTCAACTGGTACTTCTTTTTCTCTATAACCAGCATAGAGAACCATGATTACATCACCAGCTTTTACATCATACTCTTTTTCATTAGCTACAAAGGTACCATCTTCCTCAATTACCCAAGCCCAATCAATATTTAAGTAGTGATTACTAATAGTATCAAAATTCTTAATATCGTTATCCTTCATTGTTAACAATGAGCTGCTACCTGTATAAATATACGTATTCATATTAATCTAAATTTATTTTAATGTATCTGTTTTTATAATGTCTATTCAATGCATCTACTGCTTCTTGTTTAGTATAAAATGCATTAACATACTCTGGATTTTTACTGTACTGATTGATTATCTCCTTCAGTTGCTCCGCTTTCTCGTCCCTGTTCTGCATTCTCATTTTCTTCTTTTTTATCAGTTGAACCAAATCCACCACCACGATCTTCACCTGATAATTCCTCTACGATTACAGGCTCCATCTTCGGATAAGGCATTACTACTAACTGAGCAATCTTTTCACCAGGTTGATAAATCGTAGGAAGAGCATCTGTAGTAATCTTGAATTTAACAAGAATCTCACCTTTATAGTCACAATCTATAATACCTACTGCATTACACATTGACATAGATCTCTGAGAAATAGATGATCTCATAAAGATCAAACCCATATGACCTTCAGGAATCTCTACTGACAAACCTGTATGATATACTAATACTAACTTACCGCTCTTATCAAATTCCTGAGTAAAGGAAATTGCTGTTAAATCTAAACCAGCATCATTAGGGTTAGCATAACTAGGTAATACTGCGTCTTCTTGTAATTTCTTAAATTTTAATTCCATATTATTTTCTTACTATATTGTGTCCTAATATTATTTCTGTTGCTTGTGCTGCTAAATTTGCAGCATAATCTTCAAGGAATTGACTACGATTTGTGTCTTGTAAGATCTGCCTCAGATACAGTAGTATCACTTGTTGATTCAGTAGTATCTTGTCCAGTTTTTCTTCTGTGTTCATTCCTTTTTTGAATTCTTGCATTCCTAGTACCATAATTAGCATTGTATTTAGCAGTACACCATTCTAGATTCAATAATTTGTTATTAGTTTTATCTTCATCTATATGGTTTACCTGTTCTCCAATACATTCTGAAAATGTTGATAATACTAATCTATGTACTTTTACTTTGTAATTCCTTTTATTCTTTTGTAATGATACAGTTAGATATCCGTTGTGATCTAGCCGTTGAACTAGAATTTTTCCAATCGTTTTATGTAGACGTCCGTTAGAATGTTCTATTATTCTATCTTTTGATCGTACTTTACCAAAATTAGATACTTCATAATCTGGAAAATTGTATGCGGTTCTCCATATTTCTACGGTCATATCCTTCATAGAGTGCTTAGAAAGATATAGAAGAGCAATGCTATTCCAACATACTTGCGCAAGATGGTGGCAACCTGTTTCTGGATCTATTTCATTTCCTTTTTCGAATTCCCACAGATGACGCAACAAAGCCGCTTTGTATCTTTGATAACCGTTCTCTAAATTCTGCCATGTATTTTCTCCATACTTCTTAGCTCCTTCTGTATATACTCTGGCAATATCTTCGAGACAATCAAGAGGCATTAATTCCCATCTTGTTTTGTCATCTTTCTTGTCATTCTTTTTTCCTTCCTTTTGCATTCTATAAAATCTTCAAGTTGTTCCACACACCAAGTAACTAAATAAGCATATTGTTCATTTCCTTCATTATATCCTTCTGCATTCATTGATAAATAATCATATACAGCATCTGCATAATGGATTGATTCATGAGCTAAAGTAGAACAATGGAAATCATCTAGTACTATTAATATACCAACAGCTCTAGAATATTTCTCTCTGACCAAGAACGTAGCTCCCATTACACTACTTAGTTTGGGACGATCTCTTTCTGGTTCATCATTTCTAAGTTCTTTGGTAGTAAGAAAGAAATCAAAAAAATCACAAGCATCTTCCCAATCATCCAGAGTAGTAACATAAAGATTTACAGGATATAGATTTTGATATAAAAAAGCTTTAGTTGTTTTGTTTTTCATTCTCTCTGGTTTTTTCATACTTTCTTTTTGGTTTGATTTTGAATAAATACCCAAACATTATTGTTTTAGTATCTTCATCATTTGAAATAACTCTATTTGCAAATTTAAACGGGTGATTACAAATTACTTCTACTACTTGATGTGGAATATTATATTTATTTGCTAATTGTATATAGATATTAGAAGTTTTTTCCTTTTGAATCATATACTATTCTATAGTATTTATTTTTAAGCAAACCATCGATTGTAAATGATTCTACGTCTATTGTAGAAGGTCTAATTATATTTATCACACTAAACACATCCTTTGTGTCGTTGTTCATCATAACGTGTTCTACTACTTCTAACTTAAGAGCTTTTTCTTCCTTTTTACTATATGGTTTGATAGGTTCTAAAATTATATATCTATCTTTTTCTTTTACTTTGATGTTCGTGGTTTCTACAAACATAGAAGAATTTCCAAAGTAAAGAGTATACTTATTAAATGGTAATTCTTTTCTCATTAATTTATTCCACCAACATTTTAGTAAACCATATTTCTTATAGATAAGAATGGAACCTGATTTTATATCTAAACATTTCATTTTATTCTCAGTATTATCGTTAGTTGCAAACGATCTCCAATAACAACTGGTATCAGAGCCTTATTTACGCTAAGTTCGTCTTCAGCAGGTCCAGCTATTAAAATACCCTTCTCTTTGAAAGACTTAATGTATCTACTTAGGTTATCCTTAGTAATACCTAAATTCTCAATGATATATTTTCTATTATATCTGTTTGCTACATTCTTATTTGAGTTAGGTTCCTTAACGTATTCCATATCCATTTTGATAAGTGTAGCCATCAATTCAAGCTCTCTATCGGTTAGCCTAAGTATTCCATTAAGCGCTTGTAAAAACTCTGGTATCAATTCTTCATTTGATACGGTTTTTACTAGTTTATTCATTTATGATTGTCTCGAGTTTATTTAACAATTTCATCATATTGAAATATACAGTATCGTGTTCTACCTTTACACAAGTTTGAATTTTACCTTCTTGATACTTCTTTTCAATATTGTTCTTACGTTGATTGTAAGTATTTTTCAATTGAGCAATAATAGTACGAATCTGTCTGATTTTCTTCTCATCATTAGATTCAATAGTAACATTTTCAATTGGCTCAACTAAACCACTTTTAGCATATTCCTCAATCATATCACATGATACAGCTACGTTTACTTGGGAATAATAATTTTGTGAGTCAGAAGATTTCTCATCAGAGAACGTATACATATCATTATCCAAAGTAAGGATATCACCTGATTTTAATACACCAAAAGGTTTAATAACTTTATATTCTGTAATCATAATTATTTAATGATATTTATTATTTGTTTCATTTTATCTTCTCCAATTTTTCTTGAAGAAATCGTAGTTTCTATACCTAATCCTGAACAAGGATCTTTCCAAGCTTTACATACTTTGCAGTATTCTTTGCTTTTCCGTTTAGCATCAAATGGGCATTTTTCCCTGACTGTTGTAATAGTAACTCGGTAATCTGACATAGTATTTATTTTTTAATAGTTCCAAGTGCTAATTTAATCCACTTGTTTACGTCAAAATCAGGATCTTTTTCAGATATGATTCTGCAATTGTTTGAAGAATCACATACTTCGTATTGTTTGGGTTGGGTTACTAAACCCATGAGACTAATTGCTTCATTCTTAGATAATGTTAATTCTGTAGCATTTTTCATAGAAGGATTATTAACGTCTTCTGGAATAAATACTTTAATTATACCATCATCTTGTATTTGAATGAACTTTGAGTACTCACCAAACATATTATTTATCATTTCTTTAATCATACCCACATAACGCAAATATTCAAAAAAAGTTGCATATTTTATACAATAAAAAAGGGGTTAACTTTATGCTAACCCCTAGTACATCCAACTACAACCACGATTAATTAAGACTACGCTTAGTCTTTAAAATATTTTTCTCCTTTAACAAAGGCTACTACATTATAAGGATTTACTAATTGACTATCTTTAAACAAATCAAAATCAATCGATGCTTTCCTAGGATATGCTACCACATCACCTACTTCAGGATGATTGTTTTCATCTTGCCATTGATACCCAGATGGCAGACGTAATACAATACCTTTTCTGAATGTAGTTAACACTTTTTCTTTAACTGTTTCAGTGTCATTGATATCATAACCATTTTCGTCCTTTTTACCAGTCTCTACTGGCTTAATAATTTCTTTCTCTACGTATTCATCCTCTAAGGGCTTAACTATCATATCCTTAGTAGGGATATACACTAACCCGTCTATAACGGTCTTTAATATGTCATGTTGATTTTCCATGCTAACTAAACGTGCTTAATTAATTTTTGTTCTATTACTCTGAAATTTTTCTTAGAATATGACCACCAGCACTACAACAAATACCTTGTGCAACATTATTTAGACACCCACTAAAGTTTTCAAATTGTCTAAAATAACACCCTCTGCATCCATCATATGCTCTGATTATTTTAAAATCATCACCATTTATGTTAACAACTCCTTGTCTAATCATTTCTAAGTATTTTGGTTCATTCATCATGATATAGTTTGATAATATTATATTATATACTGCAGTTATCTAGAGTAAGAGTAATGGTTTATATTACTACTAATTGCATTTAAACTACTATTATATCCTACTCTGGATGTAGGAACGTATTATAATCTAATTTTGTTCCAATATTAATAAAATAAAAATAATTTTAATATTATTTATGATTATTTAACATATTTACGAAAGTTTCGTAGTTAATTCATTAACTTGTTGCCTTAATTCATTTACAAATCTAGTAGCTCCTTTAGGTCCAGTATACCCTAAATCTGGTATTTTATATACATGATCACCAATACTATCTATACCATACGCATTATTATCTTTACTTAGGATAGCTTCTACCTCTTTAACTGTTAATTCTTTTAACATAATTTAACTATTTTTAACGTATCTTATAACCTAAAAGTGTTAATAATTCATAAAATTTGTTAATATCCCTAAAGTAAAGTGAGTATGAAATCATCATATGTGCTACTCCTTCTTCCATAGGATTCATTAACCTAAGATCTGATACTTTCAAAGCTTTAGTACCATCAGCGCAATCCCATTCACTTACTCTAGCTCTTAATAGCTCAAAGTCACTAAATTCATAATAGAGTTGATTATCTTTAATTTCAAATCCTTTATCTTTTAATTCTTGTTCAAATATCATATTGCTGTTATTTAAATTCTAATTAGAGAACGAAAATGAATAATAAGTGTTGTAAAAATTTTTTATAAAAAATATTTTTGTGGGTATAATTGAAAGCGAGAACTGTAAAAAAATTTTTTCTAAATAAAAATTGGGGCATACAATTGAAAGCGAGGACCAGTACAATATCAAGTCCCCTCTCCTAACAAGTAGGGGAAATCCCCCGTCAAAGAGTTAATGTGTCAATGGAACCTTATGGTGTATAGGTAACCGTAAAATGCTATGGATTTGTCTATCAAGGATAAAGACGTAAAGAACTACGAACTTACGAAAGTAGAGGTAAAGACCTCTAAAGACGGCAAAGCACGCTATGCAGTGTGCGAGTTCAGACAATCAGGTCTAAGAAAGGTGCTGCAAGAGCAAACTAGACCTGTTGTGATGCAGTTAATGGCTGCATATGGTAGTACTAAGGAACATGAAGATGAGTACTTCAAGGCAATAGAGGAAACTATTGGTGAAGTTTTTCCCATCTGTCGTGTTGAAGTAACAGGCTTTCCTGACTTTATTCGTAAGGACAATGATGGTAAAATCATCACTGAGACTAAGGAAAGAGACGGTAAGCAAGTAAAAGTAGCTTCCGTCTATAACTCTGTCTTCATCTATACACTGTGTACTGACGAAGGCGAATGTATCAAGTCTGATGCAAGTCTCATCAAGCGTGGTGAGAACTTGTTCACCAACTCCAAACGTATTATTACTATGGAGGACTACAAGATACAGAAAGAGAAGGCTAAGGCAGCTAAAGAAGCAGCTAAGGCAGCTGAGGAGAAGAAGCCTAATCCATTGTTAGAGGCTGAGGAAATAGACGACGATGAGTTGTAATGAGTAAGTGGGAGGGAGTGGTAAACACCATTCTCTCTCCCCTCATTTTCACTCTTTTTCACAACAAACCCATTAGTAATTTATATAATATATAGCGAAATTCAAAAAACTAATAACTTTCCAAGACATTGAGGACACCAGTTTCTTATTCGCAGAGTTAGGACGATAAACCAGTGGCGTGCTAAAGATATTCGTCAAGCACTGAAATTACCCGCCAAGTAATAATAAGTTTTAGGGAGTAAACTGTCTTAACAAGGCTATAAAATAGCCTACCTTGCCATGTAGTAATACTGTATTATCTAAGTATAGTACAGAACTACATGGTTTAGTATGATCATTAATCAATAAAATTATATATTATGATAGTAGTAGTAAAGTGCTATAAGCACAACGTAAAACCATTAGTAATAGAAGTATTTGAAGGTCATGATGAACAAACACAAAAAGATGCTTTTGAATTAGCAGCTATCCTAAGTAGAAAGAATAAGTGTGAGTATAAAGTACTCATTGATCTTTCTTGTGTTGCTGTTGTACAAAATAAATCAAACACATAAAATCAGATGGAAATGAGTAACGGAACAAAAGCAACAATAGGATTTTACATAATGTCATGTTTATACCTATTATCAATAGGATTAGATCCAAAAGCAAAATTCTCAGCAATATTAGATATGATACTCGAATGGTCATTAGCTTATTGGATATTTATTGGAATATGTTACTTAATAATAAACTCATTTAATAAATAATATCATGAGCAAAAGAAAATATCACAAATCAAATTGTGATGCCACAGTTAGGGCAATAGTAGAAGATGCACTAGGACGTAAAGTTATCCTAGTTGGAAAGCAGCTTTCGAGTGGTCTATCATTCTCGAAAAAGAAGGAAAATTAGTAATAACTACCTTTCCTAATAGAGAAAAAGCAGTAGATACATTTAACAATAAATATAGAAGAAAATGAAAGCACTCAATTACATTCTATTTGGTATACTATTGTTAGTATTATTATTTTATATAGTAATAACAATAAGTCAGCCACGTTACGCAGTAACTAACATATTACTGTACATAATACCAACTCTAATTGGTATCTATTTTGGTGTTAAGGTTATTAAACATGAATAACAAACCACCCAGTGTATGAAGTGATACACAACTCTCTTTTTAATTTAATATAATGCAGCCATAGTTAGTGACAAGCCTAATTAAAAAATGCAGAGTCTATTAAATTATTTAATATATGAAAAAGGTAATATCATTCATTTGGTTAGTATTAAGAATACTTATCTATATGATAATATTATTAATACTGTTGGACGATCCCATCCTATATCCAATATGTGTGATATTATTTGCATATATTGAATTTAAGGATAAAGTAAATGTTAGTGTTTTTCATGGTATTATAGATGAAGTTAAGAAAGAATTGAAGTAACAACATTCTTTTGGTTAAAATGTAAGACACACATCTGTTGTGAAACACGTGTGTGTCATTTAAAAGATTTTTACAAACATTGATTATAGCCTCCTAAAGGCAACGAAGGTTACAACAGAACCGTTGTATGCCTATTGTGAAATACGCATACAATTCCCCTAGAGTAAAGACAACCTCATCGTAGCTAATTATTATACTTCATTTGATTAATACACAAATTAGCAGGTTCTAGGGTCTAGTAGGTTTAAATTGCCGGGCTGAACGAATGCCAACGGCTACCGAAGCTAATGTCTTTAAATCTGAATCATTAATACTTAATAATATGATAAGAATAATAATTCAGAAAAAAAAGAGTCGTAGTATATCTCTATATAAGAGAGTTGTGACTCTTAAAAAAGAGCTTAATTTAAGTTGGCTTGATGCGATTAAGTTAGCTTATAAATTAAGTAGAGGATACGGTGTAGTAATCAATACTGCTATCGCATCCAAGCAACAGTGTATGTACGGATATATGGATAATCTCCATAATCAGTTACATCGTGTATTTGATGCAAATTGGAAACAAGATGTAGAAACTGTTGCTATGCAAATACCCAAAAAAGACTTTGACCTATTTAAATTAGGTGGAGGATATAGGGTGTATATTGCAACAAAACCCGGTTATATAGATCACTTCTTACAGATCTATCCATAATCAGGTAAGGGAGATTTATCTCTCCCTTTTAAAAATGACAAACTTGTTGAATTATAGAACTCTATTCATGTATCTGTTGTGAAACACATACTGATTAAATTGAAATCCTAAGTAGATACATGTAACAGCTTGGCGGCGCTAGTGGCTTATGGTCTACTTAGGATTATTTGTGAAAACTATTAACATTAAATATAATCAATATGGCAACAAAAATTAAATTCAATTTTAAAAAAGCGAAATTTAAAATAGCTTGGTTGAAAGCATTAAAGGTAATTTTTGGTCTTGAATTACAAACAGCTAAAATTGCTGTAGATTCTGGAGAATTTTACTACACACTCAAAGATAATGAAACTTATGAAGCTATTTGTATTAAAGTAGCAGAAGTATGTGGAACTATAGGTGAATCCTTTTTCTCAGAAGAAGAAATCAAAAATGTGATGTCTATTGTAGAACCACAAATAGAATCACAAAGTACAAAAAATATAAATACTACAAATAATTCTCGTAATATACAAGAAATTACTCCAAATATAGTAAAAGTGGGTTCAGTATATATTCTTACTGAAGAAGAATACAACCATCTTTGTAAATGTCGTGGTTTATTAATGGATGTGTTAGGTACACATAAACAATTTCTACAAGCTTATGAATCCTTTAAATAAATCTTCATTAAAATGTCTTTTATATGTGTTACTACTATTGGTAGTAGTAGCTGGGGGTATCTACACCATAGCTATTACAGGAGAGTTAATAATAACCTCATTAGGTATGGGTGTTATACTAGGTTTGTTCTTTATTTTAATTAATAAAGAATCTCAAAGAATAGAAAAATATCTATACGAAGAAGAACAAAAACAACAAGATTTATGAAAGTAGAAGTTTGGTACGCAGTAGATGAAGATGGAGGACAATATCTTTTTACAAGTAAGCCAAAAAGATATGTTGAAGGTGATTCAAATTACTGGATTAATTTAAATTGTCCTAATGAGGATGAGTTTGCAGGAAATTTTAATTATACGCAGATATCTGAAGAAGATAGAATACAACTAAATATTCCTATGATATCTTGGAAGAATGAACCAATTAAAATTGAATTAGATATTCAAGCAATGGTCATCAATCAATAAGGCAATATTGCACAGTTTTATTAATAAATCAATTATTTCTATGAACAAGTTTCGAGACGTAGCGATTGGGCTACTTTGCATCGTACTATTGGGGGGAATCCTATGGTATGGGTACGATAAGTACCATGGTACAGAAGCTAAAGAAGCTTCAGAATCAACTAAAACTGAGGTCATTATTCCTACTTTGGAAGAAAGACTTAACGACTGGAATGTTGAAAAGCATAACATGGAATTATACGATTTGTGTATGGAACTTCCAGAACAAATCGTACGTACTATTCTTAATAGAATAGGTACAACTGCAACGTATGAAGAGATTGCTGAAGAGTATCTCCGTAATACAAACTATTATATTAGTATGCAGTTAAAAGAAGTTATGCCGGGAATAACAGGTCCAGATGCTAAGAATGCTAAAGTGGAAATAAAGACTGAAGTAAATAGGCCGGAAAAAGAAAGTGAGAAAGCTGTCAAAGTACCAATTACGGTAATAGATAGTATTAAATGATCATGATTGCAATAACTTTTTTGAATTTCTGACTTATAATTCATTTATATGCATTGCCTGTGAAGGTAGTGCATATTTTTCTGTCAGATCATCAGAAGATGACAAGCATGTGGGGCGTAAGTAATTATATAGACATTTATATTTATTAAATACGACATATAAATATATTTGGACATTTGTATTTATATAATTATGATCGTGCGGACGTTAAAATCATGCCGTTAATAAGAATTGTACTGGCAATACAATTCTGCTATAACGTAAAATATGTTAGATAGCCGATTTTAAGAAGTTTTATGTAAGAGTTTTTTAATATTTATTTTGCAGACGTAAAACTTCACGATGACACTTGTTATTAGTTACTCATAGTACAATATGAGTTGTTGTTAATCAACAATCGTTCAATCAAAACTATCTCTGTAGTTGTACATACAGAGACGTCATCAAAAGTTATAACTTAAATTTATCAAAAATGAAACAGTTACATCTTATTGGAACTACAGGAAATAATTTATGTCTTGTACAGATTCCAACTTCTTGGTCCCAACAAGAAGCAAAAGAAATGCTTGAAAGAGCACTTCTTGTTTTCATGCAGGAAAAAGATAATCCAGAATTTCTTTCTTCATTAAATGAAGAAGAACTGAAACATCAATTTCCTAAATTCGATTCTAAGTTAATTGAGCAAGTTTCTGTTTTACTTCAGAATGTAGGTACACCAATATCTACAGGAGGAGGTCTTACATGGCAAGTAGAAGTACAGAATTACTTATTACGTAATCCTACTTTTACTAGAGACTTAGTTCTCTTATTTAACAATCCTCTCAAAAAAGAGGAAAAAGAGTATCTTTGTATTAACTACATTGAGGCATTACCTGAAATTGTTAAAGTTTTTAAGAGCTATGTCTAAAACGTGGAAAGAAAGTAAAGCAGTAAAACAAGGACGTTCTGAAAAAGGACGTCCTAAGCCTAAAATGGAACCCTACAAAAAGGGTACTAAGAATAAAAAAGAAATTTATTGATTACTCGCCAGTTATCATATAATTTAATTTTTTATTAATATGGTGGTTATCCCCGAATCGTGAATAAGCCCAGAGTCCTACAGCAAATCAAAGCTATGTGAAGATGCATAGTACGCTAATAAAGTAAAGGGGGCAGCATATGATAAGAAAACAAAGACTATGCCACGATTCATTATTTAAGAACATGGAAATAAGAAACGTTATAGAACTCTCCGCATTTAGCAAATCTCTATCAAAAAAGATTACGTACTTAAATCATGAAGAACGTATACTTATTGATATAGAACAAATTGCTGCAATAATTCCAACTTCAGAAAGAGAGGATTTACCTAAGAAAGTAGGTTTAGCCTCTTGTAATAATGATGAAGCAAAAGAAGAGTTATACACTTGTGTACTACTTAAATGCGGTTTTAGTGTAAGAGTAATTGAATCAGTAGAAGAAGTATATAATAAAATACAAAAAATATACAATTCTACTATTTAGTAATAAAAATCAATTTTATTTAAAATGCGAAGCAAAAGAAAAATGGAGACTGTACGTATTCGCAAGGCGAATGCTACAATCAAAAAAGAAAAAGTAGTATGTTTTGCACAGGATAGAGACGTAAGCACTCGCATACTTGCGATACTATCTGTAGGGCAGACAAAATCCGGAGTAAAGAAAGAAACGAAGGGGGCTGATGGAAAAGTAACAGTAGCCTTTGTACCTGAAATTACTCGCTACAAAGTAATTTGTGGCTCCAATGGAAAAGTTGGAACAAGATACAATGTGATAAAAATACCTAAAGAAGAAAAAGGTAGAGTTATCAGAAAGACCGTTATTGACAACGGTACTGTAGGTCGGCGATTAACAGATGAAGAATTTGTTGAGTTATATCCGAAACAATGTAACATCTTTAAAGAAATATTTAAAGAGGAATACAAAGCATTAACTAAAAAATAAAAGTATGAAAATGAGAAGTATATCCAATGATGAGTATGTCTTTGGATCTCCAGTAAGAGATAGTCCAAAGGAGGACGAAGTTAAAAGGAGAAAATCTATAGCTAAGAAAATGATAAAAGAAGCAATAGATCACAATCCACCTTTTAAAGACTTCTTAGAAGCAAACCATTTATATGGTAAATATGTTAGTTCTGCGGTAAAATATTGTACAGAAATTAAAAACTCTTTTAGAGAAGATCCAAGTACTATAGCGTATACTATTACGTATAGAAAGGATATTCGTAGAATAATCAATGAGACTCTAATTTGGAGTAAAACTAATCAAGGAACAAGTTTCTGGAGCAATGTATATAATATGGCAGAAAATATAGAATAAAAACTTTTTTAAAAATCAATTTTATAAACCATTAAAAATTTTCAAAATTATGGCAGCAGATTTCAATTTAGATGCAAAAATGCAAGAGCAAGAGAACAATCAAGGTAAAGTTAACACTTCCGCAGTAGACAAAGCAAAAGAGAATATTGCTGCAAAGAAGTTAGAACAAGAGACCCGTGAAGTTGAACGTCGTTTATCAAACGCAGAGTCTACAGAAGATCGAGCATTAAAAGAGCTTCGTATGGCTCGTAAAAAAGAAGAAGCTCAAAAAGCATTTTTGACAGCTGTATCTACAGCTAAAACAAAATTTGAGTCCGACGGAGATTATCGTGCATATGATAAAGCCGTTGAGGAAGCCGAAGAGAAGCGTGACAAAGCCGTCAGCGACGCTAAGCGTGCTATCTACGGTGAGGATTATTGGAGATATTAATCCAGTAATTTAACTCCGAAATCAGAGTTGGGAGTGTTCGAGAGGCCTCCCAATCTCTTTCCGTATATTTAGTTCTAGAAAGAGATTAATACCACGATTTAAATATTCGAATGAATAGTAGAATATGTTTACCTTGAAGTAACAAGGTACTCAAGAGCCTTGAGCCAGAGTGGAAAATTCTGAGCCACTGATCACGTGCCTGAGATCATTACTATCACTTGAAAAGTACGAGCATGTACTGCTGAATCGCTAGAACCTTGAGTCAAGACCTAGTGATAGGCTTACGTAAGTAAGTTAAGTATAGTAATGATATCAAATCACACATAGAATTAGAGCTATATGCCGAAGTTGATGCTTATAATCTTTTGATGATAAGATAAACTTCAAATTCTGTAGATCTATCAAAGGCATTTTCCTATAGTAGTAGAGAGCTAAATGCCTAAGACCATTCTTTTTAAGAGATAAACATGTATTATAGGTAAGACATAAGTCGCATTGCGCACTCTTAGAGGAATACACTCGTATAAAAAAGAATTCTTACTATTACTATAGATTTATAAGGTAAAGAGAGAGTGATCTCTCTTTATCTACTATCTTTCATAAACTTTTTCAGTTTAAAAATTTATATCATAAGAACTGCGATATATCTTATTAGGTTTATTGGAAACTATTAGGACGAGGGTTCGACTCCCTCCAGCTCCACGAGTTTCTGTATATCTTTTCTCACTATACCATTGCGGTTTGAGTAAAAAAGATATATTTTAAGGGGCTGCATGGATTTGACTAATAGTGAAAGGTAAAATAGGTTCACTTTAAATTTAAATGGCAATACATTTGTCACTGATTACACTGCTCTAGGAGCAGCGTAAATCAACGTGCTAACTACGAAAGTGAGGGATATCTAGTAGCTTAACTGGATAAAGCCCTGAATTTTATCAGGAGATTGTGGGTTCAAATCCCACCTAGATAACAAAAATATTAATTATGAGTTACATAGCAGTAGACACATTTGGAGATGAATACATATATTCCTTTAAACCTAAAAGAGTAATACGCACTAATACATTAGGTGAAAAATGGGGATATTGGTATTCTGAAAAAGGTCATCAAATTGAGGTTCCTAAAGGTACTGCAAAAGCATTATATAATGCAAACTTGATGACTGATTGTAAAATTCCTTTATATAAAAGGAATATGAACTGGGGAGATAATCCAATTCAATTATAATTTTAAAGCTTATGGATGAGAAAACAGCTGAAAAAAGATTAGTATCATTTAATAATGAATGTATACTAGCAGGACCACGACAAAGTATTGTGAGTTTCTTTAAAATGATAGTAAACTTAGGAGTTCATGTAAATAATACAATACGAACCGAAGTTTTAATATCTAGTAAAGTAAATATAGTATTGTTACTTACAAATGTAGGAATTAAAAATAAATTTCCTCAAGTTACAGTACTAAATAGAACATGGTGGGATTATTATCACAATCCTAAGAAACACAACAGAATTATTTATAAAACATACAATATTCCAAAACAATGGAATAAAGTATATAATGAAATTCTGAAACTTGAAGATATTCCATTCTTAATTCCTGAATAATATGAGATTAACGTTTTGGATATACTTTGATAATCCCGGTGAAAAGGAGAAATTAAAGAAGATAATGGATGAACCATATGATGATTTTGAAAAGAATCGTCTAATCCAAGAAGAGTTTGGAGTTGATTTGCTTACAGCAAGTCGAGTTATTGACACATATTATAAATCAATTAAGAAATGAAAGCAGGAGTATATATTGTTAAAGACTTATTCAGTGAACAGAAATATATTTTGTCTTTAAATGGTAAGGAACCATTTATAAGAATCACAAATAGTATTTCACTAAGTTCATTTGCTAATGGTCTTATCGAAAGAGATCATAAAATAGTTGAACAGATTTTAGAAGATCCTACTAAATTTGAATTTACTCTTCTATCTAAAGAAATTGAATCAAATAAAGTAGAAGAAAACACAGAATCTAGTAACATTCAATATACTGATGAACAATATAAAGAATTCATAAGTATAAAGAATATTCAACCAGATGGTAATTTAAATAAAATTGCTGTTACTGCAGATATTCAAGGTAAATTACATATATCTTGGGAAGAAGCAGAAAAATTATTTGATATAATAAATATTCGTTATTTAGAAGACGATAAATGGAAGAAAATAGAGATAAAATCTTCGATCAACGAGGCGAACTCTGTAATACAATAAAAGATCTTTTTAAAAATACTAGCAAATGTGAAAACTTTTTACCAGTATTTAGAGAAGATGAAGGTTATTGTATGGATTGGGGAATAATTGGATCAGAATATGAAAAATATTTTGGTTGGATTAAAACTCCAGATGGGAAATTTTGTTCAGTATGTCCAGATAATATGGACTGGCGTACTTGGATTGAGATAAAAGCAAAAATTAAGAAATGGATTGCTTGGATATCTCAACGTCTTTTTCATCCTAATAAGATGATAGGGAGCAAACATACTACAGACTTAGTAAGACTAAGAATTGCTGTAGCAATGTTAGACAAAATAGAATTACCTAGGATATATTCTGATGAAATATTTGATAACTTAATTCAATGTTATTGGATACGTAAATATGTATATGATACATATTATTATAGATATATATTAGGTATTCCATTTTAGTTTAGAAATAAGGAAGTGTAATAAGACTTGCCTACTTTCAGACGAGATAGCTGTGTCGTCGCAGAGGGCGTTCTAAACAAAGGATTCTAGGGGTTCGACTCCCCTAGTTTCCACTAATTAATGCTTGTTATATGAAAGAAGAAGAAAAAATCTTAATTGAACAAGCAAAACACGGTGATAATAAGGCTTTTAATCAATTATATGATCGGTATCATAGATTGATAAGATATATCATCTTTGATATAGTTAAAGATGACGAACTTACTCAAGATCTATTGAGTAACACATTTATAAAAGCCTTTAGTAAACTCAGTTCTTATGTAAACCCTATTAGCTTCGAAGCGTGGCTTAAGACAATAGCAGTTAATACTACTATTGATCATATAAGAGCCACAAAGGATTTATGTAAGAACTTCAGCATAGATAATGAGACAAATACTATTCAATTAGAAGAGACAGCTCCAGATCCCGAGTCAGATATGATTAAAACGGAGAATATTGAACTTCTAAGAATAGCATTATCTCGCCTAAGATCTAAGTATCGAAATTTACTCGAGTTAAGATACTATCAAGGTCTTAGTTACGATCAACTGAGTGTTAAGCTTGGAATTCCTATTGGTACTGTAAAGTCCGATTTGAATAAGGCAAAACGTAGGTTGAGAGAAATTTTTCATAAACTTTCAAAAAATTAACAGAACATGACAACAATGACTTTCATTTCTATGATTGTTGCTTTAATTCTAGTGATTGTAGCAATCGCTAGAGTGCAAGGTAGCCCAAAGCTAGGTATCAATTTAATATTGACACTAGCATTTGCGATTGTTGTTGGATTTGGTATCCAAAGTAAGACTCGTAATATCGAGCCTAAAAAGGACCAAATAGAAAAGGTCTCTGTAGTAAACCACATGCCCATACAGGCTTTGCAAATCGTTGGAGTGACACCAATGATTACTGCAACAATTGAGTCTGTAAGTAAGGCTTATATATGGTTTATTAGAGACCAAGGAGACCAACAACAAGGAGAAAATCTTCTAGTTCATACTAGAACCAGAGCGTCACCAGATCACGAGGATTCAAGTTAGCTTACTAACTATTTTCGGGATCATTACTATTTCTATCATTAGTTATTTTAATAATTTAAAACTGTAAAGGACAGTAAACAAATCAATTGAATCATGTCTAAGAAAAATAAAACAACTCAGCAAGCTCCTGTAAAGGATACTGAAGTAAAGGATAACAAGAGTGCAAAACAAACTCAAGTAAATAATCCACAAAAACCGAAGGAAGAGAAAAAACCAGAGGTAAAGAAGGAGGAACGGATACAAACTCCACCACCTGTAGATCCTGCAGTAGAAACAGTTGCAACTGAAGAGATTAAGCCGGAGCCAAAGGAAGAAATTCCTTCAAAGATCGACTTAAATAACATTAAGTTACAACCACATCAGAGAATGTCTGGCGATGGTTATGCTCGACTACTAGAAGTAGCTCAGCGACATATAGCCGGTATGAAATCCGGTGAGCCAGCAACGATTAAGATGGAGCAAGCCTTCACATATAATCTTGCTTGGGGTATGACTAAGGCTTCTATTCAGGCTCGTGAAGAAAAGCTTGAATTAGGTCTTGCAGTTCCAAATGATGACGTCATTGTTCAAGATGTTATTAATACATTTAATAATATTGGTGTTACAATGCTTCCTCATCATGTATCTGATGATGGTAAGCAAATGACCTTATCATTCAAGGACATTGCTCCAGAAACAGAGAAAGAAGCTAAGGAGGAAATTAAACAAGAGAAAAAAGCTCCTGTAGTTCCTGAGTTAGATGCATCAAAATGGAAAGATGAGAATGATGCAAAGAATGGATTGTCCTATATCCTATCACAGCAAAATTCCCCTTTTCCCAATCGATTCAGCGAAGCCTTGATGAAAGTACGGTTATACCGACAGAATCAAGAATCCGACGAAGCAAAGAAGGAAACTTGGAACAAGATTGGATTAGGTGCATTATTCGAAGATGCTGTTACCCTGTTAGGTAATAAATCTACGGCGTTAGTACGTGGTTTATGTCAAGGAACTGTAAGTTCTTTGATCGCCGATCATAATCCGATTTTTGCTCACTCGACCGTAAAGTATAATCTTCCGGTATTAAGTGAAGAGGAGGTAGTTGATTTGATTAAGGCATTTATTCGTGTTCGTAATGCGGATTCTAAGCAACCAATCGATGATACTACAGCAGTTAAGAACGGAATCCTTGAGCCTACTCGAGATTTCTTCTTACAGGTACCGCAACTAAGTAAATTAGTTGTTAATACTGACGATCCTAAATCATATGAAGTAGGACTCGCCAAGAAGATCATGAACAAATTCTATGAAGCTTATAAGACTGAAGTTCCTATGGCAGATCCGAAGTTCATGCTCAATGCAACGAATAAAATGATCGAAATTCGTAATATGTACGTAGACAAGGATGCAGCCTTCGCTCTATATACAGAAAGCGAATATCCTAAGGAAACTCCGAAATCTGAGGAAACTGCAGATCCTAAGAAAGACGAGAAACCAGCGGAAGAGAAGAAGTAAATAACTATAAATCATTATCAAAATGAGTAGACATGGCAATTTACTTACATATATCTCATTTGCTATTGTAGGTATATTATTATCCTATAATACGAACTTTTTTCAAGTAGAAGAGGTTCGGGCAGACCAAGTAAAACCACTTGACTTGCCCGCATTAAAGTTCGATCCTAAGGGCAATTTGTCCTTAGAGATTGATCTTAATAAAGGTGTTTCCAATGTAAAAAGCGATATGCCGATCGCTAACATTGATGTCACCATTAATCACCCCACGAAAATCGTGGAAAAGGTAGTAAAGAAACCAGTTAAAGAAAGGAAAGAATATGAAACAAAAACTGAATATTTGGAGAAAGTAGTGATGTTTACTCTACCTACTCCTCGCTTTCACGTACCAGATGTTCAGATTCCTAAAAGCGTAGAGAGATGAAAGCAAATAATAATACATTAGATAAATTAGCATTTGTAGGCTTAATTATCTTCTTTATAATGTGTTTACTTTTTGCATGGTGTATAAT